ACCTGACACCTTTGATTTACGAGGCGGAGCACAACTTTCAGGTGGTCAGCGAAGGCGGAGTTCCTCTCGAGAACTATGTCCATCGTCAGGTTCGAGAGCGGGACGGTCTCATCGATCGATTGTTGGAACGCGCGAAAGAGAAGAATGCTAGCTCCTCGATCGGTGGAGGACGTCTGACTAAGACAGCTCCCTCCACCAAAGGACGAACGATGATGGCCGCGGTCGACGATCAGGGGAATAGGAGAGTTGTCTCGATCAAGGGGGATCAGGTATCCGGATGGAAGAGCGGACAGGCCTTCCCGATGGGAGTGATCCGTTCAGGATCTAAAGGAACCCAGGAGTATTACGACAAGCATGTCATGGAGAAGCTGGAGAAACTGGCATCAGATCTCGGCATCTCGCATGAGCGCGTAACGAAAGGCATGCCTGGCGGGGCGCTGGGAGTCTCCTATACCGGAACGACGCGCATAAAGACGAAGGCCGCAACCCCGGAACAGGTCATCCTTCATGAAATCGGCCATCAACTTGACGAGCGCTACGGGCTCCAAGATCGATTTGTAAAGGACCCCGAACTGAAAGCCGAGATGAGGAAACTGGCTGACCTGCGCTTTGAAGGTCAGGAGGTGTCTCAGCATTTCCAGAAATACGTCAGGAAAGGCGGAGAAAAGATTGCCGTGATGTTTGAGGCATATCTCCATGCCCCCGATCGATTCAAAGAGGTAGCACCAAACACCTACCAAAAGTTCACACAGTTCCTTGGGGAGCATGATGAAACGAGGCCGATCCTCGAGCTGAAGCCGTCCATGGTCATCGGTTCCCGGAAGGTCGGCGAGGAAAAAATAGAGCCCGACACCTTCAAGGACAAAGACGGAAAAGCATGGAAGATAGTTCAGGCAACGACGAAGGAGATTGAGGCTTCCACCCCGGTTCGGTACTATCACAACGCTGCAGGATCGACCGCCGTCAATTACCTGACTACCGACAAAGCGCGACGCGCATATGAATTCCTGGAAGAGTTCAAGGGCTCACCAGAGTTCAAGGAATATTCCCATGCCTTCGATACTCCCGGCACCATTCCGAAGGGATGGAAGACGACGCAGCTTCCGCAGTTCAGAGGCTACTTCTTTGAGCCTCACATCGCCGAGGTTCTGGACCAGTACGCCGCGAGGATCAGCAGCAATCATGGCCTCCTCAGCGAGATTTACGGAAACATAAATAGATTCCTGCGGACCTCCATCTTCTTCAATCCGCTGATTCACGTTCCCAACCTGATGAATCACTGGGTGGTCGAGAAAGGTGTGAGTGGCTTCGCCAACCCGGCGAACTATCCGGTCATCACTCGGGCTGGAGTGCGCGCAATCAATGCGGTCATCCACCAGAACCAAGACTTCCTCGATGCACTCGACGCCGGCGCACCCCTGCAGTCGCAGCAGTTCGAGACAAAGCAACTCGCGGATCTCTTCTTCAAAAAGATGCAGGATGAACTTGGAGATCCAGAGAGTTCGAAGACGAAGGACATGGCGAAGGCACTCGGCATGGCTCCCGCGCGATTAGTAAAAGCGATCTACGACCTGTCCGGGAAGATCACGTGGTACGTGAACGACATCGCCTTCATGCAGTCGGTCTTCGAAAAGATGGACCGCGGGATGCCGCTGAAAGAGGCGCTTACCGAGACCGGTAAGCATATCCCGGAGTACCGCTACATGACGCGCATCTTCGATTCTCCGGAGCTCGGAAGCGTCATGAGCAATTCGGCGATCACGATGTTCGGTGCCTATCACTACGGCGCTCTCAAGAGTTACGGCCAGATGGCCAAGTCGCTCGGCGGATTCAACTGGGTTGATTCAGGCGTCAAAAATGAACAGGGAGAACCGGTAAACTCTGCCGGTCGAACTCGCGAAGAAGAAAAGATGCATGGTCTCGACACTCTGGCGATGATGGCGCTTGTCACCTTTGTTGTCTATCCCCTGATGGATAAGGTCCTGAAGTGGGCTACAGGAAACGACATGGCTCAGCTTCGCCGTGCAGGCGCATCCACTTTCATCTACAACCTCGCCATGCTGGCCAAGGGAGAGAAGACGCCTACAGAGTTCGCCTCGTCCGTGGCGACCCCGGCTCCGTTGCCCTTGGCTGTGGGCGAGCTGGCTTTCAATCGAGATCTGCGCACCGGTCAGCGCATCTATGACGAGCACGCGAAAGGGAAAGAACTGGTCGGCCAGGTCGGCAGGAGGATCGCCGCTTCGGTCGCACCCGTAGAACAGGGACTTCAGGTCGCCGAAGGTCGGACGGACTGGCGCCGGATGATGTATTCCATGGTCGGAGTCGGCTTCCCCCTGCATGGCGCGCAGAAGCTCGCGGCACAGATCACGGCTCAGAATCTTGCTTCCCTACCCCCGCGGAGCGAGGCGGAGATCGCGCATGCTGTGCGCCGCAGCCGAGCGCTGCACGATGCCTGGGCTGGTGACAGGACAGCCTTCAATAAGCTGATGAAGTCTTCCGACTACACGCCGAAGGAGAAACTGAAGCTCCGGAAGGACCTCCTGACACCGCCGCTGGTCTACGCGACCAAGGGCCTCACCTACAAGGACGCTCTCCGTGTCTACCGTGCAGCATCGCCGGAAGAGAAGAAGCTGCTGCATCCCATGATGACGAAGAAACTTGAGAACCTCATCAAGTCCGGCAAGGACGTTCCCGAGGATGGCAGCGCAAAAGACTTATTTTGATTGACAATAATTGGGGATAATAGTCGAAAAGAGGTTTGCAGTTATGCCCCGTGCTAAATCATCTGCCGCAACAAAGAAGTCCGCGAAAACACCGAAGAAAGCCGTCCTGCTCTCGCAGGTGGAAATAGCCATCTGCCATGAGCTCCTGGGAGGGGATAAAACATCCGCACAGATCGCGGGAGCTCTAGGTTTGAGCCTGCAGGACGTCACCGCGATTCGCGCGCGGAAGCATGTCCAAACCTACATGGCCGAGTACCAAGCGATCTTTATGAACAAGATGGCCGATGCTGAGGCTCGCAAACTCCTGAAGATGAACATCACCCGGGATACGATCGCAGAGCGGCTTTATCTTCTGAGCCTCACGCCGCCGGCAGAGACAAAGGGTTCGATCGACGGCCAGGTGACAGCTCTGAAGGAGCTCTCCGATCTGCTCGGTCTGAAGTTCGACGCGAACAAACTGCCCGAAGCATTGCGCGGAATGTCCGACGAGCAACTCCGGAACTACGCCGGGATGCCTCAATAACCTATGCCGGCCGCTCTTCCATCCCGCAATCTCCATGTTGCGGCGCTTGCAAAATATGAACTCGAGCGTCGCGAGGAGGAGCGCGCCAGGGCCCGAAAGGTAGAGTCCTCCACCTCCGACCTCGAGTCTCAACGCAAGATCCGGGAAGCTACCAGGAGCACGGCTTTCTGGATGCGTAATCATACGAAGACCTTCAATCCTCACTGGGTAGAAGAAGGACGGCCGGCCCCGAATGAGGCGTTCCCGGAATGGTATTTCTTCGAGCCGATGGTTGAGATGATCGAGCGCGAGAAGGTATGCGCGATCGAGAAGTCACGCGACATGATGGTGAGCTGGGGCGTGGTTGCATACTTCACGCTGCAGGCAATGACCGTGCCTCATCGAGAGATCGTCTTCCAGAGCATCGACACTGGCAAGGCCGAGCAGCTCATCGACTATGCAAAGTGCCTTTACGACCAGCAGGAAGCTTGGTTGCGAGATGCCTTCCCTCTGACGAAGGCAACGGAGAAACAGGCTCGTGACGTCCTGATGTGGGAGAACGGCTCGGTAATCTGGTCGGTTCCCAGCGGGAAGAATCAGATCCGATCGTTCCATCCCTGGGGATACTTCAACGACGAAACTTCTTTCCAACCGGAGGCAGGCCTTTGCCTGGACGCCGCGCTTGGTTCGGGCGCGAAGAAGCTGGTCATGGTGTCGACGGCGAATATCGGATGGTTCGCCGACTACAGAAAGGATGTGACTCTGTGAGGTTTGAAGGTATCGCTCTGGATGAAGCATACGAGATGCTCGACGATCTCCCGTCCCAGACCTATGTTGATGTCGGGCCAGGTGTGCAGATGAAGCGCAAAGAGAACGGCGTTCCGGTCATGAGGATCCACTACAACGCCATCCCTGAGCGTAACGAGGTCCTGAACCCGGAGTGGAAGAAGCAGGAGAAGGGTGATTACTCTTCTTCTGGCTGGGACCGCGAACAGGAAATCAATGACGAAGCCGGCGGCGGCGACAAGCTGTTTGCCGCAGTCCTATCCACCTTCAAGCGAAAGATAGTCATCACCGACCCGCTCTGGTATCCGGACCCGACATGGGACGTCGTAGCCGGAGGTGACCACGGCAAGACCAATGCCACTGTCCTCGAGAAGGCATACATCGATCACCAAGGGAACATCTATTTTTGCGGCGAGTTCTACCAGATGAAAACGGAGAAGTGGGCGAACAACATCTGGCAGAACGTTCCGATCATGCTCCAGATGCCGGACCTGAAGAGGATGCGCTGGGTCCGAGCTGACCCCAGCATCTTTTTCGATAAGGAGGCTCAACTCGACGGTACCTTCACGAATATCAACGCCGTCTACCGGAAGCAAGGCTTCCCTTACTTCACGACATTCCCCACATCCATAACCCGTGAAGACCTCAGTTTCGAGGAGAGACTCAACGACCACTGGTCGAGTCTGGAAAGCCGGGAACCTACCCTCTACATCGTTTGCAGGAATGAGATGGACCGGAGACAGCCAGGACTCCACCCCAACGACTCCCCGAACCTGCTCTGGGAACTGAAGCGGATGCGCCGAAAGGAACTATCCTCGACTCAACTGATGCAGAGGAATCCGACCGAGACGATCGTCGACAAGGACAACCACGGTTGGGATGCTGCGAAGTACATCGTCATGAGCCTGCCCAAGCCGACGGCGATACCTCCGGAACAGAAGCTCGCCGAGCTGGTGAAGGACCTGAATCCGATGAGCGCGAACATTGCCGCAACCCGCTGGCTGAATATGGGAGCCGGGCAGACGTCCCATAAGCCGATGAACCTCCGTCATAGAGGACGACAGTTTCGGTAAAACGAGGGCAAGAGTGAGGGCAGACTTATCCGCCTGCCCTCTGAAACACCGCATAAACACTGATATTCAAAAATAAATAAAAACAGTCTAAGTCGTTGAAAAGTAAAAATAGCCGTTGGCTTCGAACCAGTAGGTCGGGAGTTCGAATCTCTCCGGGCGCACCATCTAAAGGACTTATGGCTTGCCTTCAAAAACGAGGGCAAATTGGGGGCAAGCTAAGAGTTCGGAATTTCAAATTGCTTGCACTCGCATTCCAAGCAATCCTCTGCCGATAATGGATAGCCATCCGAATCAAGTGGCGTTACGTGGTCGTCGTAGTCGTGACCGCATTTGCAGATTCCCATAGCGCTCATGCCCTCTTCCTCGCCATTTCCACGACTCGGGCATTTGCGGCACGGGCTTTTGCCAGAGAACGCCTTCCGCCGTATCCAAGGGTAGTACGGATATCGGTGTGGCGCATCAGGGTCTTTTGCATCTCGAGCGGGATCTCTTCCTCGCCCATCATTGCTCTGTAGGTGTGGCGGAAGTCATGCCATCCGAGACTCTTGATACCAAGTTTGGCCCCTGCCGGTATGAGGTGATCTTGCTGCATGGTCCCACCCCAGTACGGCCGCTCGGTAATGAGGTTCCCGAAGACCCATCCCTCGACGATCTCGTAGTCGCCTTCGTCGGCCTCACACTCCGCCTTCCATGCTGAGAGGACCACGGCCAGGTCTTCGTGCATCGGGAGGACGGCTTCGGATTCCTCTGTCTTCGTATCGTCGACATCCTTCCCAACCACAGATGTTTTGACCGTGATCGTTCCTTCGTCGAAGTCGATTTGCTCCCAGGAGAGCCCGAGGATCTCGCTGATCCGTAGACCGAGAAGCATGGCGACCTGGATCATGACTCGGACATGCTGGGGAAGATCCGGATCGGCAATGATGCTCTGGTACTGTTCGCCGGTTAGATAGGTGTGGATCCGGACGGCTTTCTTTCGGCCGCGGACATCGATCAGCTTTGCCGGGTTCTCCGTGAAGGGCGCCATCTGCCATTTCATGGCGTACTTGTAGAGAAGGTGGATGAACGCCTTCAGGTGCAGCTTCGTCTTTTTGCTGACGTCGCGAGCCGGCTTGCCCGGCGTGACTACAGCAGGGACGAGCTTACCCTTTGCCATATACGCAGGTTTGATTTTCTCTGGTACCGGCAGGCGCTGGTAATCATTGATCCAATCCTCGACGGTGGTAACCTCGCGAATCATGTCGCTCACGAGCCATCCGTCGAATTCCATCCTGACACGCTTCAAGAATGACTTGTAGGTGGTTTGGCAGCGAGGACGGACGTCCTTCATGCCTTCTTCGAGAAACCTCTTACAAAGCGCTGAGACCTTGTATCCGGCCCTGAGCTCGTTGATCTCTTCCCTCTTTTTCGCCACTGCCTTTTCGGCTGCAGCCTTTGTCTTGTATTTCTCGACCGTGCCGATGATCTCTGATTTATGAACGTCGCCATCCATAAATCGAAAGACCCATACGTCAGGGCCACGTTTTCGTTTCTTGGGAACGACACTGCCGTTCTGGTAGCTCGCACGTTTCATGCGACGGGTTCTCCTTCGGTTGTATTGGGGAGGTAAAACTAGTCTATTGCTCCTGATGGGTCAGCATGGCGGCATCGACGACGGATAATTTGAAGCGCCAGAAGGTCTTCTTTCCACTTTTGCGGGGGAAACCGGGTATCTTCCCTTCCTGGACCATCTGTCGGGTTGCCATGTAACTGAACCCGATGTGTTCGGCGACAGCATTGAGGTCTACCCAGGGTTCGGGGTTTCCGGGGACTGGTATAGGGCGTAACTTCTTCATTGCAATACTCCAGAGCGAAGGCCCGGGGGAGCCTGCGGAGGACTTCCCCCGGTCGCTTTAGGCTTGGTGCTGCTCCCCCGCTGGGGTGGTTGGCTGTTCAGTGTCGGTGGTTGGTTTGGTCGGCTCGTGAGTTGGAACCGGTGGAGGAGGGGGCGGCGCTACTGGTTCTGGTTCGGGTCCTCTCGGCTGAGAGGAGGGCGCCGGAGGTCCATCGATAACGAGGTCGATGTACTCCTTTGCCTTGTCCACGCTCTCCGCGATCGCGATGAGTGTGCCGTGTTCCTTGACTGGGAATCCTGCATTCTCATGCACGATCTCGTACCCGCGGTACTCCTCCGTGACCGGCGGTTCAACCGGCTCAACCGGTGCAGCTGGAAGTTCTGGAGTTCTGACAGGCATCTCGACGGATGATGTCTGAACGTTGACTGGGGGAAAGATCAGGTCGACGTCGAGATCGAGGACATCGATCACTTCCTCGGCCGGCGGAAGGGTGTCCGTCCAGCAAAGGCTCACCAGCCCATTCTTCACATCAGGGTGACTGGCATGATGAACTCCCGCGTGACGGTTGAACTGTTGATGCCAGTCAACCTTGCCGAGAGCCGCAAGCGAAGGATCGTCCATGAATACGATCGACAGATCTGGCGGTGCCTGATCTTGTGTCGGCGCCACGGTCAAGACGGTTGCGAAGAGGGCGCGCGCCTTGCCTCCGCCGATGCGGGATACTGCTCGCACGGTGGATCCGGGCACAGGAACTAGATTGTTCTCTGACATAGTGATTCTCCTGTTGGTTGGGTGAATCCCGGATGAATCACCGGGGCAGATAAAGTTTTAGATGCCTTCATACGCCTCCCATGCGGGCGGTCGGTCGTAGTAGGAATCGTGAGAACTAAATGAACTTTGCTTGGCTGGAGGAGGTTCGGTGTCATCCTCCCAGCGCATAATTCGCCCCTGATACAGGCAGTTCAATGTCTTGGTTTCGCCTTCACGCTGCTTGGCAATAATCATCTGGCCAATGCCATGCAGGCTCGGGTCGGACTTGTCGTAATACTCCGGCCGATGGAGGAGGCAGACTAGATCGGCATCTTCTTCGATGTCGCCTGATTCCTTCAAATCTGACAGCGTGGGAATGGCATCTTTGCGATCGCCTGTTTTGCGGGACAGCTGATTGAAGACGACGACAGGGATGCCGAGCTCCTGAGCCATAAGCTTCAGCGCCTCCGTCTGGGCGCCGACGATCTCACGAGGCTGCATGCCTTTCCTGTAAACGTCGGTTCCTTTGATCTTGGAGAGTTGATCGATGAACGCGATGTCCAATCCGTGGCGAGCTTTGAGTTGCATGCAGCGGGCTTTGATCCGGGACACCGTGAGTCCTGGGGTGTCGTCAAAATAGAGCGGAGCCTGGCGCAGTATCTCCCTATGCTCCAGAAGGACGCGACGGTCTTGCAGGCGCAGAGTGTTACGGCGGATATCTTTGTAATCGATACATGCGCTGGCGGAGAGCATGCGCCGAATCATGGCTTCCTTAGGCTGCTCCAGCGGGAAGAACGCGGTTACCTTCTTTCGGACCACTGAGGTACTTCGAGCTGCGTTACAGGCCCATGCTGTCTTTCCCATGGAGGGGCGGGCGGCTACGACAACGAGCTCTCCCGGGTGGACTCCTCCATCGGTTACCTCATCGAACTGATTCCATCCGAGTGGCACTCCATTCTTGGAAGCCATGTTCTCGAACATCTCTTCCGCAGAGCCCTGCCGGTCGAACACATCGGAGACGTGGATCATCTGAGAGGTGTCATTGTCCAGAGCGATAGTGCGCAAATCTTCGATCGCGCGCTCTAGAACCTCCCCGGATTCCATCCCCTGATCGACTGCCTGATTGAACACGTTCTGAGCTGTGAGAGCGGTTCTTCTGAGCTGAGCTTTATCGCGGACAATCCTGACATAGCTTTCAATGCTCAGCCTTCGCGGAAGTCCCTCGCTAAGCGCTGCTATATAAGGAACGCCGCCGATAGCATCCAGTTCTTTATGCTTTCGTAAATCCTCAGAGACGGTGACGATGTCGACCGCCATACCGGATTCTGCAAGTCTCAGAATTGCTGAATAGATACGCCGGTGCGAATCCAGGACAAAGTCATCCGTGGTCAGGACCAAGGTAGCGTCGGGGATAACCAGCGAATCAACGAGCATAGCTCCCAAGATCGTCATCTCAGCGTGACGCGATTCGGGAAGTCCCTGCTCCATCAGTTTTCTTTCATCCATCATGTCTTTTGACTTATCCCGTAAAAGGTAAAGAGCGGCGGGCCCTACACCCGCCGCTGCAGGTTACTGTTCTCCGCCGCGAAGCTGCTGCGGTGTAGGAGTGCGAATTTCTGAGACGAGAGCCTCTGTGGTGAGCATCACGGAAGCAACGGAAGCCGCGTTCTGGATAGCCAGGCGGGTGACTTTGACCGGGTCGATGACCTTAGCCGCCATCAGGTCCATGTAGTCCCCGTCTGCCGCGTTGTATCCGTAGGCGATGGGAACCGGGACGGCTAGGACTCGGTCGACGACGGATTCTGGGTTGTCTATACCGGCGTTCCGGCAGATGGTCAGCAACGGTTCAGAGAGCGCCGTCAAGATGATGCTGACGCCGATCCTCTCATCTCCGTTCATGGACCGCGCCAGATCCTCGACCACATCCCTGCATCGGAGCAGAGCTACTCCGCCACCGGGAACGATGCCTTCTTCGGCCGCCGCTCGAGTAGCGTGAATAGCATCCTCGACGCGCGCCTTCTTTTCGGTCATCTCGGTTTCGGACGCCGCACCCACCTTGATAACGGCTACGCCACCGACGAGCTTGGCGAGGCGCTGCTTCAGCTGATCCTTTTCGAAATCCTCCTCGGTGGAATTCAGCAGCTCCCGAATCGTGTTGGCACGGTCTTCAATAGCCTCAGGCTTGCCCTTGCCATTGACTATGGTGGTGCTAGTCCGGGATACGATAATTCGTTCCGCGGATCCGAGGTCTCCGATCGCAACCGTATTCAGTTTGCGTCCGGAATCTTCCGTAAAGCAGAAGGCTCCGGTGAGCGCTGCGATGTCGAGCAAGTTCTCGCGTCGAAGGTCGCCAAAACCGGGAGCCCGTACAGAGCAGACCTTTAGCTTCCCTTCCTGCCGATTGATCACCTGGAACGCCAGAGCTTCGCCTTCCACGTCCTCAGCGATGACGAGGACGGAAATGCCGGCCTGAGCACAAGTGTTGAAAAGCGGGGCGAGAGTCGCGACTTGCCCGATTTTGCGGTCGGTCACAAGAATTGCGGGTCCCTCGAGAACGCAGGTGTTTCGCTCAGCGTCGGTGATGAACCAAGGACTGATGTAGCCGCGATCGAACTCCATGCCGTCTACCACTTCAAGATGGTTATCGTGGTCGCGAGATTCTGCGAGCGCTACAACTCCCTCGAGGCCGACGCGGTCCATCGCTTGCGCGATGATGGCTCCGATCTCCTCATCACCGTTCGCCGATATGGTTCCGACCGCGGCGATGTCCCCGCCTTTTACCTGAGTCGCTATCAGTTGCAGATGATTGACGACGAGGCTAACGGCGGCATCGATTCCCCGCTTGATCGCGACCGGGTTCGCGCCCTTCTGAAGGTACTGAAGTCCCTGACTGTAGATCACCTGGGCAAGCAGCGTCGCGGTTGTGGTTCCGTCACCGGCCATATCGGCCGTCTTCGAAGCGACTTGCTTGACGAGCTGCGCGCCCATGTTCTCAAGCGGATCTTCGATGAAGATCTCTTTCGCCACAGTAACGCCGTCTTTGGTGATGGTCGGCGGACCGATGGGCTTCTCAATCACGACGTTGCGGCCCTTGGGGCCCAGCGTCACTTTCACGGTATCTGCGAGGACGTTGACGCCTCGAAGGATGGCTTGCCGCGAATCTTCTCCATGCAAAATTTTCTTAGCCAAGATGGCTCCTTTAGTAAGGGATGTCGTCGTCGGTTATGCTTTGGGGATCGAAAAGACTGCCCAGGAGCTCTGCTTCACGGAGAAGCAACAGTTTCTGCCCGTTGACGGTGATCTCCGTTCCGGCAAACTTGCCGAAAAAGACGTGGTCGCCGACACAGCATTGGACAGGCGTGCGGCTGCCGGTATCAGAAAGATGACCAAGGCCGACAGCAACGACGGAGCCTTCCTGTGGCTTCTCCTTCGCGGAATCCGGCATGCTGAGAGAACCGTCAGCATTGCTGCTGGCTTCCTCGTGCCGGCGGATCAGAACATGGTCGCTGTATGGACGGAATTGCTTCATTGATAAACCTCAAGGTGAAGCGGGGATCGCTCCCCGCCGTGGGGTTAGTTGATGACGTAGGGAACGATTTGCCAGTCTTCCGCCAGAAGATCGGTTTGCGAAGCGACCCAAGGGACTACAGAACCGTCAGCGGCTTTCATGTCGATGTGCGCGCGGTAGTCGATCTGGGTGCCTTCGGGGTAGATACCGAGAAGAGGGGCACGGTTTACTTGGAAGTTGCTGGCGGGAACGAGAAAGACGAACATACCTTTGCCGTTCCATCCTTCACGCTGTAATTTCTCGCCACTCTTGATGTGATCGAGTGCGGCGCTGAAGCTTAGACCTTGGTCCATGAGAGGACCTCCTACGATTGGTTGAGTGCTGCGCGGCTAGGCCGTTAGTTGGGTTTACTTTTGGTGAAGGAGATGGGACCACGCGCAGCCGGAGTGGCTTTGGCGGCGTTCTCCTTGGCTGCGCGAGCGATGCGTTCGGCTCGGGCGCTCTGAGATTCAGAGACGCCGGCTTCGCTCTTCGCGTCCTCTTCATCCTCGTCGTCCTCGTCATCGTCGATGAGGTCCTCTTCCTCGTCGTCGTCATCCGCTGCGCTCTGCGGATTCAGAGTGAGGGTATCTCCTGGCTCCGGCGTGACACCTTCAAATGTTGCAGTGAACTCTTCGCCAGCCATCTGACCGCACCAGCGATTGAGGTCTGTAGAGAACTGAGCGTAGGCAATGAAGCTGACAAGCGTATCGGGATCCTCGCTGTCGCCGGCGGAGAAGACGACGAGTTTCCTAATCGTTGCGCTTGGAGCCTCGACCGGCTTCTTTTTGAAGAGATTCGGATCTCCCATGGTGATGCTGATTCCATGTATGACAAGCTTCTCTGTGACGGTCTGCTTCGTCTTCATCACGAAGTCGCGGGCATCCATCATCCATTCCGGAAGACCTTTGACTTCGCCACTGGTGAGGTCAAGAGTGAAAGCCATCCGGATGCGTTTGGCTTTGGTGGGAGCTTTCCCCACCAAAACGGTGTAGGTTTTGAGTGCTACGGTTTGAGGATGATCTTTATCAAACCAGATCATGATTGTTCCTAGTGTGCGGAGATGGTTACAGCCAGCCGTTACTTCTTCGGCTCGGGTTGTGCGGGTTGGGCTGGCTGTGGAGGAGCCTGCGGAACTGGCGGGGCGGGCGGAGTATCGACCAGAGCGCCTATACGATCGTCCCAATGCTTGCCGGGATGCAGAGCTTCTATCTCTTTGATCGCGTTCTGGCGGTCTGAGAGGATCGGATTCGCCTGGCACTGAACGACGTTCATGCGAGCCGTGTAGAGAGCAAGCTTCGCCTCGGCGAGTGCCTCTGTCATTTGCTTTATCTCAGCCTTTGCCTCATCGAGATTCTTGGGTTCCTTTGCAGTTTGCGCCAGCGCTGGTGAGGCGACCAGGACGGCGAGTATGAAGAGTCGTTTCATTCGAAACCTTTTCACCAATCCTCTTTGAGAGCGAGAGGCATGGTGCTTGGTATTGTTTCCTGCTCGGCCGCAGCCTGGGGTTCATTATTGCCGGGATAACGGAGACGCATCGTAACGCCGTGCGTCCGAAGACAAAGAACAATGTTTTTGCGGTCCTCAGCGTCGGTCCAATCCTCGATGGCGCGCATCAGTCCGATGAAGAAGTCGTAGCTGAGATGACCCTTGATGTTGTTGCAGTCGGCACAGACTGCCTTCAGATTCTGTAAGCGGTGTGCGGCAATTCCAATACGCGAAATCGGTTCGATGTGATCCCACACAAAACTGCGGAGGTCGATTGGTGTTGCTGGCTTGCCAATTTCTTCGCAATAGGGGCAAAGCTTTAATCCGGTTCCCACCTGTTCCAACGCAAGCTTCCAGAGCTGATCCTTCGTAAACGGAAGTTGTTCGATACCTGGAACACGGACATGTCCTTTCCTCCGGCCACTCTTCCACAGCCGTGGCCTGGCTCTCTTTCGCATATCGTCATACTGCTTGTTGCATCGCTCGCGAAGAGCCTTTTCGTTGAGAAGCATCACCATGCCGAAATTCCCTAGCGTGGGCTGGATGAGGCTCGGAGAGGACTCCGCATGGTTACAAACTATTGAATGGCTTCAGCAAAGTCGCGCGTAATGGAAAGCGTCCTGCTTCCTTCTATAAGGCCAAGCGTTCGAAGGCTACTGAGGGCATTATTGAAGCCTCCGCCGGAAGCTGCGTATCCGGTCATCTCACCGAGCTTATCCTTGTCGACCGTCTTACCGGAGGCGAGTGCCTGGAGAATGAGGCCTTCGGCCTTCGAGAGCCTGCCCACCCACATCTGCAGGAGAGCACCGCCGCGTTGAAGCTTTTGAACAGTTCCCAGAGCAGATCTTCCGTCGGCCGTGATCTCCAGAAGATCAGATCCGGAGAGCCATCCCTTCGTACGGCAGGAGCTCAAAGAGTTGTTGAAGCCGCCTCCATTCATGGAGTATCCAGCAATCGCGGCTGTCTTTGCCTTAGAGCATCTGCCATGCTGCGCTAGGACTGAGAGGATGGAGCGTTCCGCCTTGGCCATCGCCTGGCCACCGGAAATGCTCGGAGAAGGGGCGGAAGACAACTCGCGTCTGGTAGCAATGGAGGGCTCTACCGTTTGAACCGGCTTCCATTCCTCCATCTTCATTTCTACGGAGGTATCGTTGTAACCAACGGTGTCATTGAAGCGGTCACGGAGTTGCGTAAACGCAGTGCTGACCTTTGCGAGTTCCGCGCCAACGAGCATCATGCCTGTATACAGATTTTGATGTTTCTCTCTAATCGGGCGCAACTCTGCGAGCTCTGCTTCCATGCGCTGTACGTCTTCTAGCACTCCCATGTCGACCTTGCCTCCCTTGGCGGTCTCATTTTCAAGATCTGCAATACGTTGCTTCAAATACTCCGGCGAGTCCTCTTTTGCCTTCTGTACGGAAGCCGCAATGTCTGACCCGAGTTTCTGGATATCAATGGATGCCATCACCTTCGGCTCAGCCTTTCGCTCGCCAGGCTTGGGTGTGGCGCCCGAGTTGAAGGTCTTGCGCTTGCGAACTTCGACCCGCTGCGCCAGATTGAGCGGAGCTGATGCGAAGAAGGCTGTACCGACAGGGAGCCTCGGCAACTCCTCTTTGACGGAGATCGCGAATTCTTTGGTCGTCTCGCTCTGTAGCCACTCGAAAACAGGCTTCACATCATGTGGTGCGCTCATCCGGAGGATGGTAAGGATGTCGACCTGGGAAAGGATGTCCCAATTGATAGAGGCCGAGCGTTGGGTGATCATCGTAAAGCCAACGCCGCGGATGCCTCCCTGCTTTACCAGACGAGTCACCGTTCCGAGACACTTGTTGGAGAGGACGCTGTAGGTTCGCTGGGGCGCGAAAGTGTCCGCCTCATCTACGAAGAGGTGGAGCGCGTTCCGGTTGATCCGGAGGAGCTCAGCACAGAAATCGTTCACGAAGTGAAGCTGCTCCTCCGTGTGGAAGTTACCGACGTCGAAAATGGCTGAGAAGCTATGCTCCACGATGGCGGCGGCCATGGCCTTACCGGAGCGATAGTCGAGAGGAGCATCAGCATGGTCGCCACCGAAGACCACGATTGAGAACCCGGATTCCTTGCCGTCAGCGGAAGACCGTAAGCCCCACCATGCGGACGTGGGATCAATGACGATAACCTGCTGGCCATGGGAGAGCATCTCCTCCGCCTGGACGCTGGCTGTGTAGCTCTTGCCGCTACGCTTGCGCGCAAGGATCGCCTGCGTCGAAGTAACTAGCTCAAGCGGAAGAGAAAAACCTTTGCCGATCTTCAGTTCTTCCATATCTTCCCTTCCGAGAACGGCATCTCAGCCAGATCACGAACCGTGACCTTTTCGATTTCGGGCTGCGCAGGCTTATTTTCTGGTTTTATCTGCTGGACGATAGCGTCACGCATCGATGTGCTCTTCAGGAGGTAATCGAGGAACTCGGTCAAGCGCTCCTTGTCTAGCCCCATGACGAGAAATCGGGCGAGAAAGGCCAGGGCATGAGACTGGCAGCCGTAGCTCATGGTGGTTGCAAGAGCGTCGGGCTCCGTGGATGTCCCCGTCGGAGGGCAGGAGGCGCTGGCTACAATCATCAGGCTATGGAGGCCGTAGCGCTTCGCTAGGTCCTCTATTTCCTCACGGATGGCCAGGAATCGCTGGTCCAGCTCTTCAGGGGTGAATACAGGGGTCCGAAGATGTTCCGCCATTTAGGCCACCAGCTTTCTAACCTGCGTTGTGGGAATGGTACCGGCTTCAGCGGCATTGTCGAGACGGTAGAAGACCGCTCCTGGAACGCTGGGAACCTCGGTGCGCTCGTCGGTCGACATAATGATTGCCTGATCGAGGACACCAGAGAACAGCGCATCAAAAAGACCCTGCCTGCCGTTGGCGTCGAAGATGTCCGCCTCGTCGACGATGACAAACTTGAAGCCACTGATGACTGCTAGCGCAACCTGGAAGGCGGCGGCGAAGCGGTAGCGCTGGGACTTCGACAGATGCTGGAGCGCAATCGGTACCGGCATACCCTTGCCGTCGCGGAACATGATCGCAAACGTGTATGGCTCGATCGAGAGCTGGCAGGTATAACCCCAGTGCGAAAGAACATCATTCATCTGGTCCGTGAAAGCTCCAATGCTGTTGGAGAGTAGTTCGGCCTTGACTCCCTCGGGGCCAAAGTACTCGATCAGGCGCTCCACCTGCTTATGAGCCTCCTGAAGCTGCGCCTTCTCGGCTGCAGCCCTTTTGCGGCCGTTGAAGATTTCCCGAGCAGATCTTAGCTTCTCAACCTCGGAGGATCCGGCAGCGACGCGAGCGGCCAGGTCTTGGATCTCGGCGTCCACTTCGGAGAAGTCGTGGGTCGGTTTGGAGCGGAGCCCGTCGATCTGATCTTCGGCATCCTTCAGGACTACGTTGTCGTCCTTGATGCGCTGGCGGGCGCGGGCAAGATCGCTCTCGGCCTGGCGGTGAGCCTCGAGCCTTCTAACCGCATCTGCAGGATTGCCGAGGGCCTTTCTTTCATCGATTGCCTGATACTGGCGCTCCGTTAGTTTGTTGATCTCGTCGGCAAGCGGTCCGAGAATGGTCGCAAGCATTTCCTCAGTTATCGGAGTTGAGCAAGTCGGGCACTGTGGCTGTTTTGACAGCTTGATCATGGCGTCTTTCGACTTATTCTTGATCTCCTTTTCGGCGTCAATACGTTGTAGTTCCGCGTCGAGTTGAGCAGCCCTAGACTCGCCCTTGGCTAGCTTCTCCTGTTCCTTGAGGGCTTGTTTCGAGAGAATGCTGCTCTCGATTGTGCCGATTTCGCGCTCCTCCCGAGCGATGCGAGTCCGGGCTTCCTCCGCGCGTGATTGAGCCTGGGTGAGCATCTGCTGTTGGCTCTTTCCCTCGGACTCCATGCGGGTACGCTTATCGCGGGCTGCCTGAAGCTGGCTGCGGCGCTCTTCCAGCATAGAAGAGAACTCCTCGAGGTTCTCGTGCCCCGTTGTGTCGCCCTCCGGCATGCGGAAGTTCTTGATGTCGCGATTGATGTTGGTCCGCTCTTTGTAAGCGGCATCGTAGGCAGCGTCGATCACCTCGAAGGGGGCGCGGGCCCAGTTAATCTTTAGGCCGAGGTCGTTGGCGTTGGCTATGATCTCGGGCGGGAAAGCATACTGCTTCGGCAAGATGATGCTGGCTAGGACATTCTTCTGCTCGTCCTCCGTCAGGTCGACGAAGTAGCGATTGTTGATCAGGCAGGAGAGCAGGTTACGGTTCAGATCGAGCCATTCCAGCCACTCCTGGCCGCCGGTGTACTGGGGATCATCGGGCTTGCTGACGATGACGGCGCGCTTGGTGCCGTTGAGCGCGCACTTCAGGATGCGCTCGTCAGGATTGTCCGGACCCTGCTGGAGAGCCATGGTGATCATCGCCTTGGATTCGCCGGCACGGATGAGCCCGATGCTTCCCTTCCCGTCAGAGGTCGTGGAATCGGTACGGCTGGCTAGGACGATCTCGATTGCCTGTTCTATGGAGCTCTTGCCAGCGGCGTTGGTGCCACGGATGACGGTCAAACGATCTAATTCGAGCGTAGTGTCGACGTGGGAGCGGAAGTTCTGAAGCTGGATTTTGCGGATACGCATAGCTGAGTCTGCCTTTCTGACATTGGTGGTGAAATTTTCACCAGAGCTTTATCTTTCTTCTGCCGTCACATTGATCCGATAGCGGATGCTATTCCCCGTGAAGGCTGTGGTCATGCCTTCCACGAGCTGCTTGATGATGGGCGAATTCTTCTTTGCAAGTTCCTTGGTCAGATAATCGCGAATTACTGACTGTTGCTTCTCAAGTTCTTGCTCGAGAGTCTTCTTTACGGAGCGTTGTATGCAGTCTCTTACTGCCCACTGCAGAAATGTCTCGGCGCTGCTGGATTGGTAACGATCTGGTGATCCATCGCCGGCAACTTTTTGACTGAGAACGCGCTCGATTGCGATTTCAACGAGGCGTGTACCGCCCCCAAGCGCCGATACAACTGCGGCTTGGACGTGCGACTGAATGATGGGTTCGATAACATTCTTGGGAATCTGAAACGTGGGATCTGCCATGTCTATCTGCTTTCTGCTGCCCTACGCAGCGGTTAGAACGGGATTTCGTTGTACTTCTCGATGGCTGCGCGGAGAGCCTCCGTAGCGACCAGCACTTCAGCGGGAACGGACTTGACGCCTGTTCGTGTGATCGCATCGATGAGCTTCTCGCCAGCCACGGCCATATTGTTTTCAAGCGTCCAATCCTTAGCCGGGGGCACGGTAGCGCCAGAGTCCTGATGGACTTCTACAAGCTCGTACTCCATCCGTGGGCCCTTTAGGCGCTCAGCGGCGAGAACGATCTCGGCATCTGCTCGCTTCGGGAAAACCTGCCCCATGATGAGCATAGGTGCGGCTGCGTCATCGTACTCAAAGGTCTGCGGGCTCATCATCGCAACAGCATTGCCAATCAACATCTACCTACCCTCCTTGTTGCGTTCGCGAAGCTCCTGCTCCCACAGAAGCGTGTGTATGTTGTCCAACTTGTTGAAGATCAAAACTCCCAGCTTCAGGGCATAGGAGAGCAAGTAGATGAGAGCGAAAACGGGGTTGGCATTGACGGCTGGGAACCCATGATCAATCGCGTATATCTTCCCCTCGATCTCCTCCGGACGAAAACGAACATGATCCTTGGCAGATTGAGCGTAGGCCTGAGCGATGCCTTCGATTTCCTGAATGCGGATCTCTTCATGCCGTTCTAGTGCCATGGTTACTCCTCCGCGTAAGGGTTGAAGTCCTGCTCGATGCCTTCCGGAGTGCGGACAGCAAACTTCGGCTTGGTCGAGCGTTCAATGAGCGAGTCCTCGAAGATCTCGCGCAGGTCAGCGCGCTTCTTCGTATTCAGCTTCGGCTTGATGCCGGTGGAACTGATGGAGAGCTTCCAGTTGCGCCAGTCCTCTCCTGTGGCCGCCGTGTAGTCGTTGAGAACCTCCAGCGTGGCGTCGTCGAGCGGGTAGCGCGTAGACGGTACCGCCTGCTCGGCATACTCGTAGGTCTTACCATTGCCATCCTGATAGCTGACCGAGCCGTGGACCTCGGCAAATGTCTTGAGGACCGGGTTATTGAGCTCGTTCATCTTCGACATCCAGATCTTCCAGCGGAGACGATCGGCCGGGGAGAGCGTCGTGTACTCGTTCCACTCGGCGATCGGGCATGTGAAGTTCTTGGCCAACGGGCAGTAGACGCAGATCTTTGAAGGGATAGCCTCCGCCATGTCCGGATGAGCATGGATGTCGCGCTGACGCTCCCGGGCCCGGCGAACGTGCGCCGAGAGTTCCGCAATGTCGGCCCGACGCCACATATCGCGGCGAGCGCAGTTGGTGTAGCGGACGAAAATCAGTTCGAAGGTGACGTCCTGCAGCGTGGGGATGTGCAGCAGGAGCATCAGCGCGTAGAGATATGCCTGATAGGTGTCAGCCTCAAACGGAGAAGGATGGCTTTTGAAGTCCTCAATCTTTCCGCGGACGATCTCCTCATTGACGAGGATGTGGTCGAGCGTCCCGATGTGGGCTGCAAGCTCCTCGCTGTAGGTGACACCGGGATGTCTCTTGATCTCGGTCACCTTGCCGGTATCAGCGTCAATGACCTTGTAGGCAGGGCGGAGCTCTTCGTCGAGCGCCAACACTACCTCGGTGGCGAAGCTGCGATTCCAGTCGACCTCGTAGGAGTTACGCATGCCGTCGAGGATTGGACCGGCAACGGGACCGGCGGCGCGAGTGAGTTGATCGAAGTAGTTCCAGTCAGACGAGATCTTCAGGCTTGAGCAGTGATTGATGTACTGGCTCATGACATGGTGAATCTCGGTACCACGGGTGGATGCGATCGAGTCCGGGGTGTCATGCCCGTTGATGTGGACCTCGACATAGGAGCGCGGGCAGGCCATGGTTTCGACCGAGGACTGCCGCAGCGCTGGAAGTATTTCAGTAACGATGTTGCTCATCTCTCACCTACCACTTCGGCTTTGCAGAAGCGTTACTTGCCCGCGACGTCGAAGCCGCCCCCGTTGTCCCACTGGATGCAACCGAAGCACTCTGCGGGGTCGAAGTCTGCGATGACTTGTCTTCCGCAGTTTTGGCAGAAGTGGTCTCGGCCGCTGGTGAAGCTCCATCTCCCTTTGCCGTGTCTGCCTCCTTCGGCTCGTTCGGAGACGCCTGCGCCTTCGCAACGACTTGGATCCCGGCGCGGGCAGCTTCAGCGCGAACATGCTCGAGCAATTCTGCAGGCCTGCCGGCGAAGTTCTTGCGCGCCATGCGACGGGTAGTCTCATTCCAGTTGAGTGCATCCATGAACTCGTCGATCTCGGTGTCTTCGCGGTTACCGAAGATGTCCTCGATCTTGGACTCCTTGTTGATGAGCTGACGGTGCCAGGCCTTCATAGCGACAATCTCTTCCGTCCCAAGATCCGCCTGCCCGGCTACTCCCAGAGCCGCATAGATGCGAGCCTCGGTGATTCCAAGGGCGGTAAAAAGCTTGAGCATCTCCGAACGGGTCTTGGCGATGCTCTCTGCTGTACCAGCGGCCGTCATCTTGGCCTGCTCGAAGATGTCCGCCCAGAGAGCCTTTGGGACACCGCGGAGGATGGCATTACGCAGAGCCAGGGAGGATGCGGCGGCTCCGGTGACCTGATAACTGTCGCCATCCTTCTTCTTCGTCACGTTGCGGCGACGGGTGCGGATAGCGATGCCGACGTTCTTCTCGCAGTCATAGAACCGACCCTCAGCGACTACGAAGGCATCGTCTGTGTTGACCTCTACGACCTCGACACCAGCGCGCGAGTTACCCCAGCACGACAGGACAGCTTCGGCAAACCGGATAGACGGTCCTACGAGTTGATTGCCGGCGCGCGGGAGAGAGTACATCATCTCCATCGCTACAGGCTGGCTTGCCCTGGCGATCTCCGTGAGCTCTTGCCGAAAACGCGTGATGCTGCGGGGAAACTTCTTTGCTGTCGCTACCTGGTGGCTGCGATCAGCCTCTTCGATGGCGCTGAGGCTTCCACCGGATACAATTTCTTCTTCGTCATCGCGCGGGTCGATGACTTCTCCAACTGGCTGGGTCGCCATGATGATGCTCCTTCGCTGATGTGAACTGCGTTATTTCCTGAAGCTGTCGCGATCTGGACACGATGCCCAGTGCGACGAAACTTTGTATTCAGGAGCAGACATCAGATCGAAGGGCATCATCTTGCCTTTCGGAGTTCCCCACCATTCAATCTCTGCCTTACATCCTCGGCAGACTCCATGGTTGGAGAACACGTAGCCGTTTGCCTTCAACTCGTCGAGTGTTCTGGGAAACGGCATACGCTGATATCAGTCCTTTCCTCTAGCTTTGCGACTCTGCAGGTACAACCAACGGAGGTGACCCGCCATGGTTCTTCCCTGATCTGCTGCCTCTTGCTGCTCGTCCAACATTTCGGCTTCCGTCAGGCGAAACCAAACCTGCTTGGTCTCTCCGGTTGAAGGCCTTCCGACTTTTTTCTTCGCAGCCACCTTACGGGTGCTTCCTGCTTTTTTCGTCGCCATAGAATCCACTCCTGCGATCGCGTAAAAACACGTGCGTATCGCGACCTAAGCAAAGGAGACAGAGCAGACTCCAGACGCGGAGAACGATGAATGCCGCGAGGACGACCTGGTTATGCATGCCGGTCCTCGCTCTCGTTCGGTGACTGCTCTATCTCGTAGTTGTCCGAGAGCACTAACCAAAGTGCCCAGGTGGCAAAGAGAGCCAGGAGGCCGAAACCTCCAGGGTTCCCGTTTGCCAAATCAATGAGATATCGCATTATTTCACCTCTTTTCCGAGGTTTTCACCAAACTCTATTGACAATTCCGTAGCCCGAGCAGCCCACGAAACATCCCCTTCGATGTCGAAGAGCCGGAGCATGGCCATAGCCTGTTCGCGGATCACCTCGATCGATGCAAAGCGGAAGTTTGGGTTGTTGGGAACGGGTAAGGTATCCAGGTCGTACTGGCGGAAGCCGAGCTCAGGGACGCGGGAGAGGACATCTTCCTCGACCAGGAGGCTCAGAGCCGCAACAAAGCGCATCAGAGCCGCTTTGCCGGACGCTGTCTGGACATTGCTGAAGAGATGCTGAGACACGCAGACCTGATTGCAGAAGGTTCCAACACCGTTGCTCACGGCATCGGCATCATCTTCGGCGATTTCAGTGCTGCAGTTTGGGCAGAGAGCGACCACAACGACGTCGTCGCCATCATCCTGATACTGTGCGGGAGTTACATCCGGGAGGACCATGCTGTTCTCAATGGCGTTCACTTCTGGTCCTCCTTTCGGTAGATCCCGATGGCGCGCTCAATCCCTTCCAGGGTGTCGCGCTCGATGTAATGTCCGCTGATGGTGGTGTAGTAGACCGTCTTGCCATCTACCACCTTCGTGAAGATCTCAGGCTGCCGAGCCTTGCCGTCGACGTAGTCCTTCAATCGACACCTCCGGCTGCAGCCATCTTGTTGTCGACCAGGGATACCGGCATGGAGCGTCCAGTTCCCAAGCAAATGGGGCAGGTCTCAGCTACGTTTACAAAACCGCAGCGATACATTCTGGTTTGAACGGCACGGACGGACATACCTATGCCGTCGCACCTTTGGCACTTGGAGGAATTCATGTCTTTGTGGGCCCCTACAGCCCGAACTACCAATGAAGGTATATTCCTCTTTTTGACAATTTTTGTCAACAGAAAATAGCAGAATGTCCGAATGATATTCTTGATGGTGCCTGGACGCCGGCGCTCGTCGAGGTTCTTCATGTCCCTCGAATCGGGCACCCTACCCGGCGTCTGGGTTCCATCCTGAAGGTCCTGCCCGCAAAAATGGCGATGGATAATCGAGCTTATGGGCTCAAGATCGTGCTCAAGCCCTAGTCTGGGCGAGCTCCTTGCCGAAAATAACTTGCCTGTGAAATAAATGCGGATAATCATTTGCGCCTAAAACCAAACAGAATTGGTTTATAGGTTCAAATTAAATTGGTGTCAAGCGCAAATTTAGTGAATATTAGTTTTTCCGACCAGAAGGGTAACGCCTGTGCTCTTCCATGATGCCCAGGATACCGACCTCGTGATCGACCGAACTCACCTTCGGATAAAAGCTGTTCAAGGGGAGGAGTTCGACGATCTGCTTTCCCGGCTCGGAGAAGTTCGACAACTTGTACTGGCGGAAGATGGTGAGGTCGGAATCGATCACTGCCAAGACAAACTCTCCGGGCTTGACTGTGCCCGTCGGCTTGAAGATGACGTGGTCTCCCTCGGCGAAGAGTGGACCCATATCATCCGAATCCACCCGGATTGCAAAGGCTCCCGTGGAGGCGCTCGGACCAACAAATACTGTCTTTTTCAGATCTTTAGGCACATAATTCGCTGCCGTCTCAAGGTTCCAGCTCAGGAGCTCCGAGCCGGCTAAGACGGGGATCGGTCGGCACGAGAAAACGACATCTTCCTCGGTCAGGTGGTCGGAGAACATCGTTCCCTCCGAGACTCTCAGGGCATCCTTGATCCTCGCGACGCTCTCGATGCTGAACCCACCGATGCCGCGTTCGATCTTGGACAGGTTGCTTGGGTCCATCCCGGACATCGAAGCGAGATCCTCAAGAGTCAACCCCTGCTGCTTTCGCAGAAACCTAATGTTTCTACCGACATTCAGCGTGTATGACATAAAACCATTGTCCACAAAATTGGTTTATTACGCAATATTCCACAGGTAACCTCCGTTTTCCTGTTGCACCAGAATTGAATTTTCTCTATAAACCAATTCTTCGAGGTTACTCAAAACATGGACACACATCTTCGAATGGTGCGCAGGAGTCGCGGCTTGAAACAACGCGACGCTGCGGAGGCTCTGGGCTTGGACAACAGCTACTACTGCAAGGTTGAAAACGGACAACTTGTCCCGAGTCCCGAGGTCGCCCGCCGCATCGTCCGGTTCTTTGGAGCCGGCAGGGGACTCACCGAGATGCACATTCTCTATCCGCAGGACTACGCCGCCAAATCGGCCGAAGTCTAGCCTTTCCCCCTTTCCCCTCCTCCCCCACAACCTTGCTCCCACTCCCTGGGAGGTGACTGATGAGCGATTTTTCGGTGCGTTGTCCGTATTGCAGCCGAACGGCTGAACTTGTCTCCGATAGCGAGATCTACACGAAACCCCGCGGTCGGTGGCTCTGGCTCTGCAAGCCGTGCAAGGCCTGGGCCATGACTGATGAAACCTCACCGCGGCATAAACCGATCGCTCGCATGGCAAAGCATGAACTGCGCCTGCTCCAGATCCGGATCAACGTGCTCTTCAACGAAGCATGGCAGATGGCTGCCGCGCGCAATGGGTGGAAGCCCCAGAGAGCGAGATCCGTTGTCGGCCGGTGGATAGCGAAGCGGATGGATATCAGCGAACACGAATGCCGGCTGAGCTTCATGGACGAGGAGCAGTCAGCGCGAATCGTCGAGTTGCTTGAGCGATCACTACGAAGAGAGGTGGCTTAGGAATGGAACCCAAGAATATGACATGCAAGGGTGGAAGTGATGTCGGTTGCTCGAGCTGCGCCTATCGCGAGGGCAGTCCTACCCGAGAAGAGCCTTACAACGTATTGCGAGCTGAGATCGCGGCCGAGGGCGGTATTCCCTTCCACTGCCATCAGAACTTTCCGTACCTCGATAGGCTGCCCGAGAAACAGGAGCTCGTCGTCTGCGAGGGATGGAAGAAGGCTGTTGCAGAGAAAGCAAAGGATCCACACTGGCGAACCATGCGTGAGGCGAAGGGCGCGATCGCTCGCCTGGCCATGGGTCTGGTGGAGGAATTCACCAACGCAGAGAACGATACGGCGAAGAGAGCTGCTCTTGCCGATCTGCGAATGACTTTGAAAGCTCTGTTCAAAAAGCCGAAGCGTTCCTCGGTCGCTGCATGCATCATCGTGTTTGTTGCCGCGAGCCTCAGTGCTCAGACCTCCAAGCATGCGCAGGGGATACGACAACAACTGCCCGTTATCAAGGACGGGTGCGCGGAGTGGAAACAGTTGGTCGATCATTCAGTCCGATTCTGCGCGAAGGTTCAAGATCAGAAGCTTCTGAAATCCAACACCGAATTTGAGCATTGCCAGTGGGAATCGACGGGCCCGAGCTTTCATTGGAATTGGGTGTGCCATTCGACCTACAGGTATCTCCGCTGCCCAGAACCCGAGACTTCTTACGACGAGGGTTGTCAGGTCATCACTGCCAAGCATGCCGAGGAAAAGTCCGTCCATGCCGATGACCGGAAGGCGGCCGGCAAATGAAATCCCTACTCCTCATTCTCGCTATGGTGGCACCGAAGCCGAAGCCACATGCTCAGAAACCTCTGTCGAACTTCTTCATGCAGGTGGACCAGAACGGTGAGCCTCTGACGGTAGAAGGGCAACTGTCCTGCTACCGGGACCCCTTCTGCGACAAGATGGTCCCGCAGCTACCTCTGGCGGTGACGGAGCTCCCGTGGCGACCTGTGATGCGGCCGAAGCCGGTAATAGAAATCAGCATCGACCAGGCGCACGAGTTTTCCGCGAGGGCTAATTGCCCTGATGGCTGGACTGTCGACGAAACGGACCTGTCACAGCCCGGTCCCTGGACAACCAGCCAGATGAAGGCGGTGCTCGCGATGCTGGTGTGCCGTAAGAACACACACGCGGATGAGCTCGAGGAGCAGTTCTGGAGATGCCGCGGCTTCGATAAGTTTGTACGGACGCAGGTAATGATGCACTGGTCAGGCCCAGGATGGGACGGTACAAAATGAGGCGCGCCGCTATTCTCCTCCTCTCCGTCTCGATCGGCTTCCCTTCTGCGGTGGGCGTCACCGAGGTCTGCGCGATCTCCTCCGATGCAGCATGGGCTAAGCGGCTGAGGGACATCGCCAACTTCAATACCCTGCATCCTGGCTACGTGAAGAAGCACAACCTCACCCGGGACATGCATCGGGAGACGGCTCATAACCGGGCTTACATCGAGAGGCGCTGGAAACGGATGTGCTACATCGAGGGGGCAGTAGGAATATCCCTCGGTCCTCCCTACGCATTTTCCATTCGCGCCGAGCAGCCTTCTGCTGGAGACGATGATGCGCCTCCTTTCAGAATGAATAATCCCGATGACCTTGAGCCAGAGGCGAAACTGCTCACCGGACTGCTTCCCGATCAGGAGTACCCAGCATATGAGAATCCCTCGGTTTCGATCGATAGCGGCTTGGCTGGCTATCCGTACCCTGCAGGCTTTTTGCCTGGCGGCTTTGCTCCTGTGGGCGGCGGTCATGGTGTACCTGATAATCCGCCTCACGTTCCGATAGCCCCGACGCCTGAGCCGACAACGCTCTCGCTGCTTGGAACCGGTTTGCTTGTGTTGGCGAAGTTTGCAAGGAGGATGCGTTGAATCCTGACATGATGAGTCCGCGGCAACGGGAAGAATACCTAGCCAAAATCCGTGAAGAAGAAGCACGGCGATCAGAGTATTCACGACGAATAGTTCAGCGGGCCGAAGAGCAGTTCACGGCTGCCGAGGCGAAGCGCGTCCGGAGGAACGAGGAGTTTATGGACAAGATCGAGAATCACATCTTCCGACTCTGGCCCTCGCGCACACTCGTTTATCGCAACTGGGAAGGTCACTGGATCATTGCTTTCTGGTGGCGCGGCAATGCGCGTTTCTTCCGGCTGAGAGATCGGCGGTTTGTATGAAGATCCTCATCCTCCTGCTGTTGTTCGCTCAGGAAAAAGTAGAGTTCCCGCAGATTGTCCGGGCCCAGATCATTATGGACCCCGTACAGGCTCGGTATCCAGGAAACGAGCACGTGAAGCAGTGTGGTCCGCAGAATCACGATAACGCCTGCTTCGACCCCAATCTGCATCACCATAATGCCCATCTCTATACGAACCTCAATACGTGCCAAAAGTGGGAAAAAGTCGAATGCACTGAGGTAGCTCTGGGATGGTGGATTCCGGTCGGCAAGGTTGTGATTGACGAGGTATCTACCAAATGAAGATCCTCCTCCTCCTCCTGGCCGGCCACGCTCTCTGTGACTATCCGCTGCAGGGTGACTTTCTTGCCAAAGGTAAGAATCGTCATCTAAACCCAGGCGGCGGTTGGGTGAAAGCGATGACGGCACACTGCTTGATTCAGGCAGGGATGGTCCTACTCATCACCAACAACGTCTATCTCGCCTTCGCTGAGTTCGTTATTCACTTCGCTACTGACGTGGCTAAGTGCGAAGGCTATATCAGCTCGGACGTCGACCAAGCAATACACTACGCCTGCAAGATCCTGTGGGCGGTGCTGGCGTGAAGACGATCTTCATTGCCGATCACTTCTGCGGAGCAGGCGGCACGTCCACTGGCGTTGCCGAGGCTTGCGAGGAACTAGGTCTCGAGATCGATATGCTGGCCGTGAACCACTGGCAGGTAGCAATCGACACCCATACCAAAGCTCATCCGAAGGCAAGACACGTATGTGCCAGCCTAACGCATGTGAAGCCGAGGACGGTTGTGCCTGGAGGGCGACTTCACCTGTTAGTTGCGTCTCCGGAATGCACCAGCCACTCGATCGCTAAGGGCGGACGACCGCGAGACGAGCAGAGCCGCGCTACGGCGTGGGATGTATTGAAGTGGCTTCAGGAGCTCTACGTCGACAACCTCATCATCGAGAACGTCAAAGAGTTCCGCAAGTGGGGACCGCTGGGAGCGAACGGCAAAGCTCTGAAATCGAAACAGGGTGAAACCTACCGCGGCTTCCTCGAGTGCATTCGATCGCTCGGATATCGCGTAGAAGACCGGGTTCTAAACTGCGCTGACTTTGGAGCCCCGACCAGTCGCGAGCGTCTCTTCATTATCGCTCGCCGCGGCAATAAGAAAATCTTCTGGCCCGAGCCTACTCACTCTCGTACCGGCCGGGCTGAACTCTTCGGCTCAAAGAAGAAGCACCGGACAGCAAGAGAGATCATCGATTGGTCGATTCCTAATCCCAGCATCTTTACACGGACCAGACCTCTAAAGCCTAAGACCATGCGGCGAATCCTTACGGGGATGGCGAAGATCAATCCGCAGCTCGCACCGTTTTTGGTACATCTCCGAGGCCAGGCTACAGGTCGATCACTGGATGAGCCGATACCAACGCTCACAGCCGGCGGAGGACACTTGGCCTTGTGCGAGCCAATGATACTTGGCCAACAAAGCGGATCTGAGGGGCGATCAGTATCATCGCCCCTCCCAACAATCTCCACCGCCGGAGCAATTGCGCTGATTGAGCCAATCTTGGTCACAGTGAACCATGGCGAGGGATGTGAGACGCGCCGTTCGCAGTCAGTTGATGAGCCTCTAAAGACGGTCACTACTAAGAACGGCGTCGGGGTAGCTGAAGCTTTTATCCTTCCTCAGTTCGGCGAGGCTGAAGGGCGCTCCATCGATCGCCCCCTTGGCACGGTGACGACAACAAGCCGAGGCGTTGGTCTGGTTGAGCCGTTTATCGTTCCCTTCTTCGGAGAGCGATCCGGACAGACACCGCGCAGTCATTCGGTAGACGATCCCATCCCTACCGTCACTAGCCATGGCGCCGGCGGACTAGTCGAACCATTCATCATACCGATCGACCACACAGGCTCAAAGTCGGATGGATCGCGCAGCACCGATCAGCCTTTATCGACAATCACGACGGAAAATCGTCATGGTCTAGTCGAACCTTTCCTCACGAAGTATTACGGCACGGGGACTGCCGCAACGGTGGATGAGCCACTCGACTCTGTGACATGCAAGGACCGATTCGGCCTCGTTCAGCCAGAGTGGAATGGTTACCGCTTAGACATTAGGTTTCGAATGCTGCAGCCGCATGAGCTTGCTGCCGCGATGACCTTTCCAAAGAACTATCCCTTTACTGGAACGAAGAGCGATGTGACAAAACAGATCGGCAACGCGGTCCCCCCGCTAATGGGCAGAGTGCTCGCCAAAAGTCTGCTCGAGGACTACATCCCGAAACGTAAGAAGCTCGCTGATGTGGTCGAGCTTGAATCACCTGAACGCATGGAGGTATCTGCCTAATGGGACTGTACAACTTCAAATCACGCTTCGTTGAGCCGATCCGCCGCGGAGACAAGACTCACACGATCCGCAGCAAACGTAAAAACCGCGAGAAGCCTGGCAATACCATGTACCTCTACTGTGGCCTCCGGCATCCTGGAGCCTACCGGATCATCGATCCCACGACCTGCACGAAAGTAGACGACATCTTCTTTGAGCGCGATGGCTCAATCTTTATCGCTGAAGTGAAGCTCGGCCTGGATGAGATGGAGCAGCTCGCGCGTCGGGACGGTTTCTCTGACCTGGGCGAGATGATGCAGTTCTGGGACGGGAGCTTCCCTTTTGACGGCGACATTATCCACTGGTTGTTCCCGGCGGTGAAGCCATGAACTTACCTACCCAGCTGGCTCCATCCCGGACTCGCCGGAAGGACGTAATCCTTGCCGCAGTGCGGGCAACGTCCGCGTTCTCCATCCACGCGCAGGATCTGTGCGGGTTCGATGTATTCGCCACAGAGCGAGCAATTGTGGCCCAACGGTGGGAGAACGATCTTCGATCGACGCATAGCGAAAGTTTACAAGTTGAGGGCAAGACCAATGTTTGAGGTAACACCAGAAGAGATCACGGCTCGCACCGTCTCATGCCCGGAGTGCAATGCTCCGGTCGGCCGGTGCTGCTACCGCTTCAAGTGGGAGAAGGGTCAACCGAACCCGATGCCACGCCCTTTCCACGCTCGCCGGCTCAAATACGCGAAGAAGAAGGCGCTCAGGGACGCCCAGCAGCCAGTGGGAGGTGCAGCATGAGATTCGGACCGCACATCTCCCCAGAAGGCAGATACGCTCGCGAGATTGGGATAACCACCCGCACCCTCAAAAAATTGGGCGGCGCCGATAAGCTACGTTCCCTGGCCCCAGAAGTTCGCAATGTTCTTATCCATCCTTGGGTAAGCGGCAGGAGTCATGAGATCCCGCGCGGGGGTCAGCGCGCGCGCGGTTTTATACCTGGACAGCGAGGCATAGAAACACGGAAAGAGCAGGTTGCAGAGATCCATGGCTAAGACGGTCCCAGGCTACACAGAATTCCCCGGGGATTACCTCATGGAGGTCATTGCGACCTGCTCCTTGGCCGCGCAAGGCCTCTGGAAGCGCATGGAGATGATCATGCACACCAGCGAGCGCTACGGCTATCTCCAGCACCTTGGAAAGCCAATGCCTGACATCATGGTCGCTCGACGTATCGGTGTATCCCTCGACGAGTACAACGCCGTCCTCAAAGAACTGGACGAGATCGGATGGATCGTCCGTGAGAAGAAGTCCCTGATCATCTACAGCGAGCTTCTCGTCAAGCAGGAGGAAAAGCGCTCCGGCAATCGAGAGCGTAAACACAACGAGCGGGAGAACAAGAAACGGAACGGAGAGAAAACGGAGCAATTACGAGACGATTACGAAGCAATTACGAACGGATTTGAAAAAGATTTAGATTTCGACCAAAACGAAGCAGACGACTCTCCATATATAGATAAGTCATTGATTTCACAAAATAATGGTCACAACAATGTCACACCTGCTGTCACAGCGCAGTCACGCGCTTGTCCTGGTAATGGAAATGGAGAAGGAAATGGGAATGGTTTAAGTATTTCTTCTTTACCTGAAAAACCAAATTCCCTTGAGGCACTACGCGCGACCGCCGAGAGCTTCGCCGAGGAGCAAGTCCGCAAGCGAAATGCCGCCGAGCCCGAACCTGACCCTGTCCCATCCGAGGAGCTCATCGAGGAAATCGCCCTTGCAAGCCCTGCGGCGGCCGCGAATGGCTGGACGGCGCTGAGCATCCACGGCAAGTCCATGGTGCTGAACCCGGTTGTCAACGCGGTGATCCTCGAGGCGAAGGAGCAGAACGTCACCGAGCGGGAGGCTGCGCTCTACCTGCTTGGCCAGGTGCGACGCGTGACCGAAGCGGTGATGCGTGAGCCGGGGTGGAAACGCTTCTGGACGGCTAACCGGATGGTGAAGTTCTACGAAGCGGTTGAATACCGCGATCTTGAGAAGTTCCAAGCATTTGCGAGCGGAGGAAGAGATGCAGGAAAGCCAGCAAGGAGCAGTGGCAATGGTGACGCGATACAGCGAGCTGTACAAGCGCGTCGAGCGAGGGCAGGGGGAGAAGATCTCAGCGATCGGGACGGCGCTGGAGATGCTGGCAGCGGGTTACGACAGGGCAGTGTCACCGGCGATGGTGGAGTCGTACCTGGACGCTCTGGAGGACCTGGAACCCCGGGAACTGGCGATCGCGTTCAGCCGCGCGGCGAGGGAGGCCGAGTACATGCCTTCCCCGGCGTCTCTTCGGCGGCTCAGTGGCCGAGGTGAGGAGACGGACCCGGCACGGGTGGACGCGATGAAATACCTCGCGAAGGTCATTGGCGCTCTACGCGAGTTCGGTCCGGAGCTGAAGCCGATACCGGGTGCGATCGTCAAGGACAAGGATGCCTTCGGGCGAGTTCTCATGAAACCCGAGAGAGCTCCGGCGACTCCTCCACCTGGGTTCAACGACGCCACGGAACTGGCAATTCGGCAGGTTGGAATGGGAAGTCGCGAATCCGGACTGGAGTTTATTTTCGGTCATCCCCTAGTACGTCCGGAAGGCCAGCGGCGCGTCCTAGACGATCCTAGAGCGTCGTTTTCGCTCAAAAACGCTGCTGAGATCGAAAACCGCTGGTTTGAGGCTTGGAAGCAAATTGCAGGGAGGAAGGGATAAATCATGGCTCAGTTCAGAAAGAAACCGGTAGTCATAGAAGCGTGGGATACATATCAGGTCATGATCTCGGCCGCGAGTTCTTGGGGCGATGTTCCCGAGCCGATACGAGAGGCCTGCGACAAGGGGGATGTTCTCTTTGCAGAGGATCACATGGTCATCCACACGCTCGAGGGCGACCATCGCGCTGATCCTACAGACAAGATCATCCGTGGCGTGAAGGGCGAACTGTATCCGTGCAAACGGGACATCTTCGATGTCACCTACGAAGCAGTCGACGATGGGCAGAAAGCATGAGCGCGGAGACACACGACGAGTACAAGGGAACATGGCTTCTCTCCTTCGAAGGCAAGGGTCACGTCCCAAAGATGGAGGATGGAATTCCGGACTGGACTGCGTACGCATCAGGCACTCACAACGGGCCGGTCTGCACGAAATGCGGTTACGCCCGGTGCATGTGGTGTATCAAGCCGGAGGATATCGAGAGGTGTTGGGATGCCACTGGAACTAAGCATGAACCCAGAGATTTTCGAACTGACTTTCCTCCGCGTCGGCCTTTTGTGAATCCCTCCCCCGCGCATATCGATACGACCGCACCAGAAGTGATACGAGCTGAGGATCAGGTGAGGCCGAAGGATCGGAACGAGTACGACCGTCAAGCCAACCGCAAGCCCACCCCATCCCCTATCGACACGACGGGGCAGGAGCCGGATAAGAAGCAAGGGTACGACTGTGCCAACGAGTGCGGCGATTCGCTGTATTGGAGTGAGTCGGACAAAGCTTGGGTGCACGAACGTAGCGGAAATTACTACTGTGACATGGGTGGAGAATCTTACATAGAAGGTGTTCCCCTCATTCCCGCCCCCGCATCTATCGCCACAACGCAGGGGGATGAGATAGATCAGGCATACAGAGTTGGTCGCGCAGTTGGAAGAATTCTAGCCGAAGCTGAACCCAAACCCGCTCCACAAGCCGAGGCACAAGAGATCTTTGAGCAATGGAGACAGCGCAATAAGGATAAATATTGGATGGAAGATTATGCCTATACCGATCTAGACATAACCCGAGTCGCTCAGGCAGCTTGGAACGCGCAGCAAGCGAAGATCGATGCCCTGGAGCAGAAGGTTGGAGAGTTGGAGAAAGAAGTTCACGAACTAAGGTGTAATGCAGGAAGATAAAGTTCAACATGAGCGAAGCTAAACGTCCCATTCCCGAACCCGACTGGGAATCACTCCCGGAATCAGTGAAGTCCTGGATCCACGATCTTGAGACCTACGCCGACCCAGCAGGTACATTGCGCGAGAACGTCTTCCTCAAGGAGACTGTGAAGGCAAAGGAAACGCTAGTCAAGGAGCTAGAAACCTCGCTAGAGACGAGCAGAGCCTACGTGACATTCATCCATGAAGAATGCCGGAGAACCGCCAGAGAAGCGGGTGCTCAGATAGTTGATACCACCCACGCAGGGGATGCCAACGTAGCAGCCAGAGAGGCCATCCGTAAATTGCGCGGCCGGCGGACTTAGTGCCGGCCCTTTGGTCTCGTCTCCTCGAGCAACGCACGCTGACTGATTTCTTTCAATAGAACCCACTTGAAGGGATTCGTGGCTAGCAGGTCACTTCCTAAAACCTTCACAAGGAAGGCCAGTACTGCATAAGGGATGAATTTTCTGGGCACCGACACGAGTACATCATTCATGCTTGAAGCACGCTCCCCTTCCACCGTCTATATATTGGCATCACAAAACAATCGGACAAGCGCCACTATAACGCAATGCATCCTTCGCGTTATTGGATTTCCACACTCATATCATTCATTCTAAAGGGAGAGTACAGGCGTTAGTTCCGTACCTTCGTTTGGTCGCTTAGGGGTCAATTTCCAATTGGCCCTATTCTTTTGGGGGTGATATAAGGGGAACGCACCTCTCCTATATATCCAATGAGCCATGCAGAGAAGCACATCCCCGCCTTGGATGGTATTCGCGGTTTAGCTGTCCTTTTGGTCGTCTTCTACCACACCGGTGGAGGCGCTAAGTCCTCACATCTGGCCCTTCGCACGATCGGCACCGTCAACAAGTACGGATGGAGTGGCGTCACACTGTTCTTCGTGCTGTCCGGATTCCTGATCACCGGCATCCTTTGGGACACTCGAGAAGACCCGCACCACCTCAAAAACTTCTATGCGCGTCGGTCACTGAGGATATTTCCGCTCTATTACTTCGCTCTGGCGCTGGTATTTCTGGGTTCCATTCCGTACGGAGCGTTTCACGAATGCCTGAGTCGCATCTGGGTCTATGTCCTTTACCTACAGAATGTAGACGCCTTCGGACTTCACCCGCATGCCCTGCCATCAACACTGATTACGGTTCACTTTTGGAGCTTGGCTGTCGAGGAGCAGTTCTACCTGCTTTGGCCGGCACTGCTGCTCCGGATGAAGACGCTGAAGCAGGCGCAGAATCTCTGCCTCGCAGTCATCGTCCTATCCGCTGTCGCCCAGGTGGTGTACGCCTTTACCTCGAATCCACTTCCCCATGGAGAGTCCTTGTGGGCCAACTCAGTGAGCCTGGCGCTCGGCGGGTTCATCGCTCTCGGCCTGCGCCGCGGGCAGAACTTCCAGAGCTTGGCCCGCTACCTGATGCCGGTAACCTTCGTGGTCTTCATCCTGGGAACGCTGGGCTCGAACCGCGTGAGAACGATATTCGACCTCAATGCGCTCACCCTTTTCTGGGGATGCCTGATCGTCATCTCTTTGCGCCCAGGACTGTTCAAGAGGATGTTCGAGGTGGGGTGGCTCCGCTGGATTGGGACGATCAGCTACGGAATGTACATCTACCACTGGCTGTTTCGCGAGTATTTTGATTCGTTTACATGGAAGATTTATCCTCATGCTAGCGAGTCTACGCACCAGGGGATTCGCTTCGTCATCACGTTCATCCTGACCATAGGGATATCGTGGTCGTCTTTCAATTATTTCGAGCGACCGATCTCGAGGCTGAAGCGTCATTTCCAGTCTAAGACGGAAGCCAAAATCGCAATTGGAGTGTAGGAACTGTGTTACTGCTACTTTTTCTGTTACGGCCAAATTCACAACCTTCTGCAGAACCGGGATGGCAAGCGCCTCTCACCCCGCATAGACCCTTTCTTGCTTTTGTCATTTGTGCCGTCATCGCAGTCATTTTGACGCCCATAGTTCTCTGGATCTTTGAGGCCATTAGCGGCGCAATAAGGCGGATGTTCAAAGATTAGTCTCGCTCCTGCTCACCCACGTGTAATAGCTTTGGGTGTGAAAGGAGAATTTATGACCATCGATACAGTGGATTGGATCCTTCGCTTCCCTTCTGATGAACTGCGGATGCGTCCGGAGATGCTCAACCGGATCAATGCAACCATCGCGGCAAGCAAAGGACTTCCGCCAAAGATCATCATGGAACACGGCATCGATGATGAGACGGGCCGACGAGTGGTCCGCTCACAACGTATAGCTGATCGAGAGCTCACGATCGTTACAACTCTTCCGACGGATCGCATCGAGATCTGTGTGAAGGGTGAAACTCAGGTCGCAGTTTCGATTGTCGACTAGAGTTTTTGTCAATTTACGACTCTTTCTGACGGGTTTTCTGGTATAACCTGTAGCCGCAACTACAAAATAAACTCCGCACCGCTGGGTTTCATCCAGCATCTAGGCGCGCTTTGGAATGCCCTTGATGTCAGATGGAATCGTAGCCTTGGTTGCTTACGTGTTTTCGAGGTGGACCTGCTCCTACTGCGGGATCTACGAGCGTGGCACCAATATCGGTCAGCAACCGCTGAGAACGTGCCCCTCCTGTGGGCGCGACGCTGAGATGAGTCATGCAATTCAGGGAATGACCGCTCGAGCTCTCCCCTATCACACGTTGCCCAGGGTTGAGAGCGAAGACCAGACGGCAATGCGGTACCGACACCTCAAGAATATGGCGAAGCGAAAGCAGAGCTCCGACGATACGTACACGACGAAGGTGGCGAACCATCGCTCGGGCCGCTCGACGGGCCGTCCGAGGAAAAAGAAAAAGGGAGATCTCAATGCCGTTGGCGCTTGATTGCGATTACCAGACGATGCTGCCTCACTTCACGCCCATCCTGGCGCTGGCACTGCAGGGTCGATTGAAGGCCCGCATCCTCGAGGAGAAGATCGCAGATAAGGGGCATCCACTCTGGAACTCCTGGCTAAGTGAGGATTGGTGGGCTCATGAGACCGTCATGCGCATGTACCGCACCCAGCTCAAGGAAGCCAAAGCTGTCATCTCTTTCTCTGACGAGATGCTGAAATTCAACCGGCCGAAGGATGCAGCCGACTTGAAGATGGCGCTGCGCACGGCAAGCTTAGGACAGACATTCCGTAACGCGCGACACCGGCGCACAAGTGAATACTGAGGGTCCGCACCCTGGCAACAACCAGTCGAGAAGCAAGAAAGAGAACATCATGTACGGTCAAGATGTAGTAGCACAAGGACCAATGACACCCGGAGCACTTCGCGGCGTGAGCGCCAGAGACGAGCTCAGCAGGGCTCAGGCCGAATCCTGTTTGAATCAGGCCGCTCAGACCGCACGGCCACAGCGCAACTTAACCGAAGAGTTGTTCAACTTGAACGAGGTTATTTCGCATAACCGCAGGCTTTCCGAAGCAGTTGTTGAACGCATAAGAGGTATACACCCCAGGAAAGAGTCAGGCGACATGATCGTCGATGGCCACATTTCTGCCGTCATTGTGATGCGCGAGATCATTCTCGAAAGCAACAGACTCCTCAGCGAAGCACTCGATCGCCTCGGTCCCGCCTAAACAAAGCTACTAGACCCTGAAAATCAAAATGGTAGTCTCTGCCCGCGTTTGCGACCAATGCAGGCGCGGGGGAGCCTTCCATGCGGCGTTCACGCCTTGCTCAACTGATCTTGTTCATTCTGCTAGCAGCGCTGGCCGCTCTCCTGATGCCAGCTTCCATGCTGGCTCAGATCTCAGGAACGGTAGCCGTATCCGGACACTTCGGCGATGCCGGCGGCGCTCCAACCTCTGGATCGTACGTACATCTCCAGCTCACCAACTGCAGCAACAACATCCCTCGCGTAGTTGGATCCGGAACGATCGTCAAGCAGACGAAGGACTTTACTCCTGACAGCAACGGCCTGATCTCCGGGCAGATCATCCCGAATGACCTGATCAACTGCGGCGGCGTGGCTGATACGACGCGCTACCTCGTCACAAACATGGTCAACAATGTTCCGCAGGGACCGCAGCAATGCTTCCATATCGTCTCGAACGAGAATCCCTTCAACTTCGATTCGCAGACACCCTGCAGCATGGTGACACCTCCGCCTCCTCCCCCAGGTCCGAATGATGGTGTCTTCCATAACCTGAACGTCACAGGCTTCCTCAGTGGGACAGATGCGAGCTTCTCAGGAACGCTCACAGCCGGCATCATCCACACGAGCCATCTCTTTGCTGATCTGATCACGCTCCCATCCGGGCAGGACTGCGACAGCGGACAGTTCATGACGGGTTATGGCGCGAACCTTGAGAAACACTGCGGATCTGCTGCAGCCATCCCTGTAACAAGCGTCTTTGGTCGCGCCGGTGCCGTCGGAGCTCAGGCTGGTGACTACAACTGCGGCATGATCACTGGAGCCGTATGTTCTCTTCAAACGCTCCGCTACCAAACTGTAATCAGCAATGGCACCACTTATGCCCAGCGCAGCAAGCTCGTCCTCAACAACGGGACGAATGCATCCGTAGCATGCGCCGATAATTCCGGGAACGACTCGACAGACTGCACAGTGTCCGCAAGCGGCAGCGGTACAGGACTGCAATGCCCGACCACGAATCAGTGCTACCGCATTGATGCTTCGGGGCTGATTGAGCAATGGGCAACGGGAACAGCGTCGTTCACCGGCCGCGGACAGACCTCGATTACGTGGCCAATTTCCTTCCCGAACTCCTGCATCAACGTGCAGGCGACAGTTCAGTTCAATAGCCATCTTTCCTCCGGTAATTGGCAGGGAGCCGCTGCCTACGTGCAGCCGGATAACTGTCAGACAGCAGTTCAGCTTTATATCGATATCCGCGGTGACGGCTCAGTCGATGGTCCGTTCCATGTCTTGGTCTACGGAATGGGTCGCTAGAAATGGAGAACCTAAGCTTTATGTCCAGAAGAATCGCCTTCATCCTGCTCTTTGTTTCCTCTGGCCTGGCTTTCGGGCAGGCATACCTCCCAGTCTCAGGGTCTCGAGTCAACGACAATCAGAGCCAGCCTTTGACGGGCCAAGTTCGATTCACCGTCACCGATACGAGCAACCTTCCGATCACGTACACGCCGCAAGGTGGATCCTCGACAAACGCGACCATCACCGTGAATACCATCCGAGGCGTGGTCCAGAACACAGGAGGATTCCCGCCGACGATTCCGAACCCGGATACGATGAGCCCTGCTAATAGCCGGTACCGGATCGAGGTTATTCGCGGGCAGGTGTTGCTGACATTTCCTCTTGTGCAGATCACGGGGCGGCAGAACTTCTCCCTGGACGGCTACATAATCCCGCAAGGTGTTACGGCTTCCGGTCAGGGTATGCCTCAGTGGCCGTGCTCTCCCGGCGCGACTTACAACGATGTGAACGGGGGAGCTCCATATCCCTGGGTTTGCTCTCAGTTATCGACAGACAATTCGATCGTCTGGACACAGAACCCATCTCTCAATCCGATGTGTCAGAAAGGAAACAGCCAGGCTATCGGATCTCCGATCAACGCCTCGGGCCCTCCATTCTGCCTCGCTGCGACGATCGCATGGGCAACTCCAGGTTATGTCTATGCAGGTCCCACACCCGCTTCAGTTCAGCCTGGACAGATAGGCCTTGTTCCTATCTCTCAACTCTGTGCTGGAGGAGCGTGCGGTACAGGAGGCAATCCAGGAGATAACCTTCAGGAGATTCAGGCGAATAAGAACGGCACGGCGTTTCAGGGGTCAGGTTCTTATACAGACGCGAATCGCACTCTATTCTTTCAGCCCTCGGTAAATGCTCCCTCGAGATCGTCTACATGCGGCGGACGTCAGTGCGGATTCGTTCAAAACTATGGGCAGAACGGGCCCATCAAGAATGGTAGCAACGTAGATAGTGGCTGGGGACAGAGCTTCTACAACTATCGCAACGGCCTGTGGACGGGGCTAGCCTACTTCAACGGATACAACTCAACTGTCAGCCAAGGCACCGAGCCGCCGGGGGGGTCTGCGACCTCGATGCAGAGTGACACGAATGCCTTCCACATGCAGGCCATCATGCAAGACATTGTGCTGAACAACCATGCGGGTAAGCCATACGATACCGCGAACATTTACTCCTACCTACTCTGTCATGGTGGGTACTGGGGAGGTGGCGACGAAGGCTGCACAAACCTCCGCATCAACGGAGGCAACGACTCAAACCAACAGGGCGCAATTATCGTAAGTGGAACGCCTGCCCCAGGTGACACTACCGTCAACTATTCCAACGCCTTCCATCCCGATGACATCTTTGTCGGCGGGTTCATGATCGACATTGCGTCTCCCTCAATCTACACAGGCAACATCACAGCCTATGATCCGACGCAGCATTTGCTGACAGTTTCTCAGCCCGCTCCTCCGCTCGGTACAGGCGCGATCACGGTTCCGACCTCGGCAGGAACAACGACCGGCGCAATCACGATCGTAGATGCAGATATTCAGGCCTCGAATGGTGTAGGTGTAAGCAAGACGGTACCGGTGCGCCTTGACACAGGATCGGCCTTTTCTCCGACTGCAGTCACTCTTCTGGTCTGCGTGAATCCGACATGGGAGTTTGTGGTTCCCACCTCGTTCGTCTTTGATTCGCTAAACAATGTCTATAACCTCACAGCAACCTTTCAACATGGCCATCCCGCAGGCTGCTACGTCCAACAGGGCGGAACCTGGGGCATCGCTGACCTTCAGGCAGATCGCATCAATAACGCCATACTGAACGCATGGAGGACGGACTACTTTGTCTACGGTGCAACCGACGCTACACACATTCACGAGGCTACCTGGATAACCGGAGCTCGCGGAGTCATCAATCAATGGCGGCACAACTTCGGCGGCTTCCAGAATCACCTCGTCAACACTGCACAAGTTACAGGAAGTGGAACGACGGTAAAGTTCTGCGGCCTGGGGCAGTCGGGGTTGAACTTTGCCAGCAGTTATGTGAAGGTATCGAACGCTACGCCCTCTGCCTATAACGGGATTTACAACACTGGCCCAATGGACAGCAACCTCTGCACCTCGGCTCCCGGTACAGCGACCGGGCCTGTGACAGCAGCGACCCTCGACGTGGGCGGAGATGTCAATTCTCAAGATGGAAACACCTTCGGCCCGGGTGGATTTACGATCTGGCCCACAGCCAGAATCAAGCAGTTAGGGACCAGCATCATTACCGGAGCGAACGGTGTGCAAACCGTAGCCTACAACAACACCCTCCTTCTTTACCCCAACAATATGACTCAGGTTGCAGGCCACATCGCGGTAGTGCTCGATGACATGCAGAGCAAGGTCGAGCCTCTATCTGCTCTCGGCACGGTCGACACTGCACCAACTCAAAATACGAACAACTTCTTTCAGTCCATCGTTTCAGGTTATGGAGTAACAACGACATCATTCATCGGTGGCACCATCACGAACAATAACCCCTTTTCTTGGTACAAGGGCGGCGGAACCTGCACCATTCCTGGCGGGTTCTGCCTTGATCCGGCGATTGGCCTAAACGTAGGCGGACCCTGGGGGTACGTCATCCGAGCGCAGCAGCCAGTATCCGGAGGAACCATCCTCGAGGGCTACCCCTCGCCGATGGCCGCGGGGAATGTGGGCAATAACACCCACTTCTTTTTACGTGACGATGGGCCTGGAGGTAACGCTGGCTTCTATGTGAGCTACAACCCCAACACCGGCATCTCGCTCATCGGTTCCGGCAAGGGTGATGGAGTCCAGTCTGCATTCACGATGACGCCCACGGACATGACGTTCTCGGCAACGGGATCGATGACCTTCCAAACGGCGACCTTCTCAGCGAACGCTCTGCAGGGTGTTGGTACTCGCTGCCTTCATGCTAGCTCGGGCGGCCAAATCACTCCTACATCAGCGGACTGCGGTGTGGTCACCGGCATCGTTCCAATTGCAAATGGAGGAAACGGAACTGCAACGCCTGCGCTGACGGCCGGGGCGAATGTGACCATCACCGGGACGTGGCCGAATTACACGATCGCCTCGACGGGAGGCGGCGGCGGAACTGGAGTTCCCTCGGTCAACGGAGTCACAGGCGCGGTCACGATCGCGGCAGGTGCAGGCATCAATGTCGGAACCGCTGGAAGCACGATCACCATAACCAACACGGCGTCCGGCGGAACGGTGACCAGCTTCAGTAAAAATGATACTTCCGTTGCCCCGCTCTTTACCCAGACGGTAACGAATTCGTCGACGACGCCTCTACTGACCTCGACGCTTGCCGCTGCAGGGCCGCATGCCTTCTTCGGGAACTGCTCGGGCACAACCGGAACTCCGAACTATTGCCAGCCTTCCTTTGCTGACATCTCAGGGACGATCGCAGCTGGGCAGCTTCCACTGGCCACGACTTCAGCCTTTGGAGCCGTCAAGTGCGATGGAATTACCATCACGTGCACCTCTGGGGTGATCACAGCGATCGGTGGCGGCATCGGCGGTCTTACGATTGGCAAGATTCCGGTAGCGACGAGCTCAACAGCGATCGGAGATGGCCCCCTCGACACGACAACAAACGCAGGAGCCGTGACATCCTCGCAGGACATCTACGCTCCCTCAGTTCACGTAACCGGAAACGGAGCGTTTGGATTCAGCGGAGCGGAGGGAGTTTGCTCTCTGGGAACCTCAGGGCAGGACGGGTTGTGTGCAGACTCAACTGCGCATCGCCTCGTCATGAACAACAACAATAGCGGAACGGTGAAGCTCGTCGGCATCGGAACCGCGGCTACCTCTGGCCATATCGCAGTCTTCTCCTCGAACGGATACGACATTCAGGATCTAGGTTCAGCGGGAATAACGGCCAGTGGCTCGAGTTGCACGATCACAGCGATGATCGCTGGCGTCATCACAGGAGCTACATGTACCCCCTAAGAAAACTTCTCTGGCTATTCCTGTTCACGTCCCCGCTCTGGCCCCAGGCAAAGCCTGCAATCAGCACTGGAGTGGTTGCCTATGCGCTGCCATTCTCCGCTTATGGGTACCCCCAGACGCTTCTCCCTGGATCGCAGCGAACGATGGCAATCGGCTACTGGTGCGCGAACCTTCAGGCTACGGCCTACTCCACTGACAACACCGGGACTGTCATCACTGCCAATAACAACTTGAGCGTGGGCGATCAGGTTCAAGGACTGGGATTCATGGACGGTCCTATGGCCTTCCACCTTGGAGTCACCTACACCGTTACGGCGGCAACTGCGACCAATTTCAAGATCGGTCTAACGGACGAGAACCCGCAGAGCGGCACTACGACCACTGCCACGATTCGCAAGACAGGCGGAGCCGGCTGCACCAGCAGGGTGAAGTGGGAGATTATCGACACCGGAAGCACAGCCGAGACCTATCGTCTGATGTCGATCGACGGCACACAGGATACAGGAATGGTGTCTCACCCAATTATCAGTTCCACAATTCCCGTAGTCCGGATCCAGATCGGACCCATCGAGGGTGTGACCTCGAGGACCGGAGCGATCAGCACTGGCGACTTCGCACTTCATTCCACCGTGAGCCTGACACTAAAGGCGACCTCGTTAGACGATCCGACGCAGTTTGCTACCTACAACATGATCGTGACGCACAACGGAGGTGGATACCCGGGGCTGCAAGGTAAGGCGTTTTCAAACCCCGGATTCCGCACCGTCTACAAGAACCGGGACATTCCCCTGGTGAGCCAAGTCCTCGGCAATGTGAATCAGATGGTGAATTGGACCATTGTGAGCGCTCCGGTTGGAGGCGATGCGACGATTCTCTTCCCAACCTACCCCCATGCAGTGTTCCGCAGCGGAACCGTAGATGGCAATTACCGTGTGAAGGTGTGCCCTGCTGTCGATTCTTCTGCCGCAGCGTGCGCTTACGACACTATCGCGGTCGGATACGAGGCAGCTCCCTCGACCAATCCCGACAAAGTAGAACTGGCTCCATGCCCGACAACTGCCGGTCCTACCGTACTGGGGGTCACGTGGGGAACCATCTACGACATCGGCAAGACTGGAAGCGGTACGCCTGATCTTCTGAGTATCCCGCAGAACCCTGTTGGCCCGGTCCTCGTTCGACTATGGAACAACGGAGCGGCAGGAGCTCCAACGGAGTACCACAATCAAACTCAGATCAACCCACCATCGGGAGGCCCGTTCAGCGATCAGCGGCCAGCGTTCTTCATGTGCAGCGTCAAGGCTTCAAATGGAGAGCTTGCTGTCGTGGACGGCGCGGATGCGACGGCGAACTCCTGGGCGAGTCAGTACGTCGTCGGTCCTTACTCGATCTTCGGTATAGCGGGTGGGTCTGGTGGCTCTGCGCTTCCCACGGCAGACCCGTTCGACTTCAACACCGTCACCATTCAGAACATTCACTTCCGACACGTCACCCAGGGGTACTTCTACTATTCTGTTGTCGATGGGACGCGACAGCCGTGGGGGGAGTCTTCCGGACCTCGGCCCAGCAACTCTATCCAGAATTTCAATCTGATCGGCAACCGCATCGAGGATGTGTCGGATGGCATCTTCGATGACTGCAACGCTCAGAACCAAGGCATGAATCATTGCACGATGGACACCTTCGACGAGGGGAACCATCTCTCCGGCTACGGGTATCCCGGAGACTTTCTCGCTCACCCCTACTACAAGCAAGCGATGCGAACTTACTCCATGCTGAACCTGCTCGACGGAGCCATACCTGGGTCTCAGGGAACGGCATGGTTCTCAGATCGTGGGACTCGCAGTTTCCACATGTATAACCGATTTGTTACAAATGACCCGACAGCGCAGGGTTCCGTCGTTGCCGGTCACTCGGAGAATCAGGACGCGCACAACATCCTGAATCTCGATTCCTTTTGGGGATATCAGGGTAGTTCAACCTGCGATGTGGCCGATTCCACTGCGATTGGATGTCTACCTGGTTGGGTCCTAGATCCAGTCGCATGGCAGGCGGCCATCGTCGAAGAACATAACCGAACCGACTACATGATTGGGAATGCAATATCCGTTCCCAACGTATACAAGTCCTTCGGTGTGGCGATGACGCACTCATGGTTCAGCTATCAGCCTTATGGTGTGGGCGGATGGAACCGTGAGTGGTCCCCGGAGAATCTCTCGCAGAATCTATGGTTCGCTTACAACACTGTGCAATATGGAGCGCCTTCGGTTGCAGCTGGAGGACTGGCCCTCATTGAGGACGTAAGACTCAATTTCTCCGACGCCGGCGAGAGCATCACCTACCTCCTACAGCCGCAGTATTACCCGGAAATCTGGATGACCAACAATCTGATCCCGTTGGACAAGCAGGTCGGGTGCGATTACGCATGCAACGTGCTGAATATCAGCGCCCACCAATTGACCCACTTTCAAACGAATATGTTCGGTGGCATCACTACGCCGGCGGGCCCGTTCAACTCAAATACCGGCGCCTACGCTACGAACGGGTGGAATCTCAACCCTGCGGTCTCCGACTGGGGGAGCATTGACCCGATAACCGATCACCTTTCCGGTTGGACGACGAGCAACTTCCTCAATTATTCGACCTTCCCGATCAACGCCACATCACTCGTTCCGATTCCTGGATCCGCGGCGATCGGCAAGGCTACGACGTTGACGGGAGATGTCTCTGCATATCCCCCAAGATTCAATGCCGTCGACGCGAATATGAGTCCATTCACCCTTCGCCAACAGCCGACGACACTGGGAGCTTATGACTCAGGAGCACAGCCACCTGCACCACCTACGAATTTCGGGGTGGGAAGAATCTTCGGCTCTGGAGTTTTTCGATAGAGTTTGCGAAACGACGGCAACACTGTAGATCTTCGCAAGAAAGTGCCTTGGTTATCCACTTGAACGACAGGTTCCAGGCTGCAGCAGATGTTGATACCAGAGCAGGAGGAAAGCTGAGATGGAACAAACGGAACAGACCGGAGGCGATTCGATGACCCCAACAGAGATAAATGCGATCGTGAATACCGTCGTGGATCAACGGATCCAGATCTTCAAGAGCCAATTAGACCTCGATCTGATGCCGCTCAGGCTAACCGTTCAGAAAATCGAGCAGGAGCAAACAGAGAATCGCCAGGTCAACATGGCAACACAGGCGCTCTTGAATCGAACCGTCGGGACGGTCGACGCTTTCGTGGATACGATGACGGAGTACCGCCGGCAGGATCAGGTTTGGCAGAAAGAACTTCTCTCGAAATTCAGTTCCCACGTGGGAGAGCACATCGGCGAGGAGCGTGCCGAAAAAGAACAGACCGAGGACGAAGAGCGCGCAGCTGACAGTCGCCGGAAATGGATCAAGATAGGTATCGGAATCCTGGGATCAAGCGCGTTTTTGCGGTGGGTTCACGATCACTGGGCAAAACTTACCGGACCCCGTTGACATAAATGGTAGTCTCTCGCCGCCCTGATGGAGGAATCGGTGGAGCACAGAGACTATTTCATGCTAGCTCTCTGCCTTTGGCGCGAAGCCAGAGGCGAAGGCCCAGACGGCATGACAGCCGTGGGATGCGTCGTTCGCAACCGGGTCGTTCGAAACGTATCTTCCTACTACGAAGAAGTCGTGAAGCCTCTGCAGTTCTCTTCGATCACTGCGCCGGGCGACCATCAGCTCTGCCTCTACTCCCATGAGAACGATCATTCCTGGCAAGTCGCTGAGGAGATCGCTCGCAAGATTATCGATCGAGAGATCGGAGATCTGACCGCCGGAGCGACCCTCTATTGGAATCCTGCCGGCATAGCGGAGAAGGATTCCAAGCCCTACACGCTCAAGGATGGATCTATCGTCCGGTTTCCCGGCTCATGGAATCCGCATGCTGTTCTCCAAACCGTGCGCATCGGCGCACACATCTTCCTTCGAGAGGTCTAAATGTTGTCCGAATTGATCAAATTCATACTTCTGCATCCGATCGCGGTTCTGATATTTGTCTTTACCCTCGCCGGGCTATGGACGCTGGCTTCCTTCATTGGCGTCATGCCGCCGCTCAAGGAAGGAGCCGGATGGTGGGCCCGATGGGGATATGCGTGTGCGCAGGTATTCGCGGGAAACATCAAAGCTGCTGCTCACGTCGCGTCTCAGACTAGGTTCGCGAAGCAGATCGAATCAGAGTTGATGAACGCAGACGGTTCGACTCTGAAGCAGATCTCTACTGCGAGTGTGTCTGGAAGTTCAGAAACTGTAACCAAGTTGGCGCCGACGGTAAATACCCCAACTGTCGTTCAACCGGTGCCTCAAGCTGTCCAGCCCGTCTCCTCTACACCCGTGGAACTATCCAAGCCGTAAACCATCTAGTCATTCTCAAGGAAAACTCCCATGAAGTTTCTCCGCAAGTTATCCATACCAGCGATCGCCGCGGTTGTCGCAGCATCGCTCATCATTGCCCCCACCACAGGATGCTCCAGCGCTGACGTACAGAAGGCTGTTTCCCTCGTACAGGCTGAGATTCCTACAGCGATCGCTCTGATCGGCGATCTCGCGCCAATCATCATCGCCTTTGCCGGACCGAACGGTGGTCAAGTATCCACAGCCGTTCCACAGATAAACCAAAAACTTACTGACCTACAGGCCCTCTGCCAGCAGTACACTGCAAACCCCGGCAATGATACGTTTAGCAGCATCGTCAATATGGTGGATCAGCTTGTCACCGAAGGCGATACTGCTCTGCTCGATCTCGCTAACGTCAAGAGTTCACCGAGCCAAGCCACCGCCATGACTCTGCTAGGTTCCCTCTCGGCAGTCCTTCATATCATCGACGGATATGTCCAAGCGACCCAGTCAGCCGCCCAGGTGAAGGCGACCGCCCAGAGGAGAGCAGTCAAGTTGCAGGCGGTACATGCTTACTGGTCGCAGCAAGACAAGAAACAGATCGAATCTGCCTTCAATACAAACTTCGACAAGCTTTACAGCCAGGAACTCGCTATCGGCTTCTAGGGTTGCGGAGCCCTGAAGCCGACAAAGAGGCCGGGGCATTCGCCAAACCTCGACAGTTGGCGCGTGTTCCCGGCTTCAGTCACATCCAGAGAAAGAGAGTAGATGATGAAGCACGTCCTCAACGTTATCAAGGACATCTTTGACCCACGGGATCACGCTGTAGCACCGAACCGTAAGGACAACGTTTCCATTAGCTTTCGGGAACTTGTTCCGTACTGGAAGAATCAGGGAACCGCAGGCAGCTGCACCGGCCATGCCGGGACGGAGATGCTCGAGATGCTCTATCGCCGACAATGGTCCCGCCTGGGCCAGAGAGTCGATGTCAACAACCTACGATTTTCGCCCATGTTCCTCTACACGATGGAACGGGTTCTCGAGGGTACATTCTCGATCGACGCCGGCGCAGAGTCACGATCCATCTTCCAAGCCCTTGCCAAAATCGGCTGCTGCCTGGAATCGGACGATCCCTACAACGAAGCCGAAGTTATCACCATGCCGACGCCAGCCCAGATCGAATCCGCGACGCAATACAAGATCGGCGCCTATCACCGAATTCTTGACGTGGACACTGCGAAGACGGTATTGGAATCCGGCTACACGTTCACCATCGGCATCCCGGTTTTTCAGCAGATTGAAAGTGATGAAGCCGCTGCCACAGGGTTCCTCCGAGTCCCGAAGAATTCGGATTCTCCTATTGGCGGACATGAGATGCACGTCATCGGAGCCAACGATTCGAAGGAAGTACTCGGAGAGGTCGGTGCCTTCGAGGTTCAGAATTCCTGGGGTAAAGGCTGGGGCGATCATGGGTGCGCTTGGATCCCGTATCGCTACTTTGAAGCGACCGAGAGTGAGTGGGACATGTGGACTGCTCACTTCGGCAAGCCTTGGAAGCCAAAGAAAGATGCCTAATACGTAGCCAAAGGTCTGGGGGAATACCCAGACCTTCTTTTTTGTAGCGCTATGAATCGGAAATGGTAGTCTCTGCCCGCTTTGATCAGCTCCGCCGAACAAAGAGAGGAAGAGATGGACACGCTTACCGATCCAAACGCCGTTGTTCCTGGCCGCAACGCAGCTACCCCGATGGGCAATCAGGCCGTCATTCAGCTTCGGAAGGCACTTGGTCTTCCTCCCGATCAGCCCGCGCCGGAAGATAAGGTCATTCAGGCATGTGAGGGTAAGTACGGTCCCGCGGTACAGCGTATGGCTCAGTCGATCGGCGCTGGAGGTTATGGAAGGCCGGCAACGAATGCCACTTCTCCGACGACTCCGGATCAAGGTCAGGCTGGCGGCGAGTCAGCTCCCCCGAATCCTGGCGGTCCCGATACCGGCACATCTCCCGATGTTCAGCCTGGCGCGCGCACCGAAGGCAAGATGGGCGCCGCGACGATCTTCGGCCGTCCTCCCGTGAGCGCATCCGGAGAGCAGACGCCTTCGCAGGCTGGTGGCCCTGAGGACGAAGAGGATGATGAGCGTCCGACGTCAGCGCGGATATTTGGACGGAGATAAGGAGCGACTATGAAGCGAACTCTCTATCCACTTACGGCGGGCGTCTACACAGCGATTCCCGCACTCCAGTTCGCGCGGCGCGTCGATCTCGAGGAAGACGGAAGCACGGCTCCTGCCGGGATTCTTCTCAAGTTCCGCGAAGACAACTTTACTCAGATCTTCGAATACCTTCCCGCACAGCAGCCTTGCATCCTCGGTGATCGTGTCGCGCAGGCGAACGGACGAGGTTACATCCTTGGCTGGCCAACGCAAACCGGCCTCAATGCTCGAGCCGCAGACAACTACGTGATGGCCTCAGCCGTGACGGGCACTACGACTCTCCGTGTTACGGAATACGACTAGAGCGCGATGGATCTCTTTCCCTTTATTTCGCGCGAGAGCCATATGGCAATCGTCGCGGCCAAGCAGGAACAGATTGATTATCTGCAGGATCAACTCGCTTACCTGCGAGCATCCCTGAATAAGGCGAAGGATGATTCGACACAGCAGTTGACCAGAGTGATCGAAGCGTTCAAGCCGGTACCTCCTCCTGAAACGAAATCTCGCCGACGCACGGAACCCGATCTGCCTGAACGAGAGCCCGAGACGCTGGACCTCAGCATGGTAGATCCCACGGATAACGACGCTCTTGCATTGATCGCGAGGCGCGAGATTCCTCCAGGAACCCGTATGACGGCCAGCGGCTTTATGAGGAAGATCGAGAACCTTCGTGAGGCGGTGATCGAAGCCCACCAAGCGAAGACTGAAACATTGAAGACCCCGGCCATGGTTCCCGCCTCGGTCACAGAGAAGATTGCGGCCGCTGAAGAAGTCGGCAAACAGCTTGCGGGAGTGGGGGCATAAGGTATGGCAACTTCCGTGCTTGATTTAGGTTCCGCCTCGCAACCCCTCCGCATGCCCGCCGGCGGAGATGATATCAATCCGGATAATAAGCAGGAAGGCGATCCGGAACAAAAAGCCGACGCGCAGGGTATCGATAAGAAGGTTCGCGATGCCCTGATTCAGGTCCGGAGGATGTTCAAAGAGCAGTACGCTCCCAAGCGTCGCCTCTATATTCGGCGCGCACTTCGAGCATTTGAGGTTCTCAAGAACAATCCCTACATCCTGTACAACGACAACAGCGCTGATTTCGACACGCTGAGTTCGATCCTCTCAGGGAATTCTGCTTCGAACGACGACCTACAGCTTTACCAATACAACGACAACGTCTACCAGATGCTTGGCCTGGCGTTCATCGCTGCCCTCTCCCCAGATGTTCCAAAGTGCCGCTTCCAGCCGGTAGACGCTGAGGACGAGGAAGACATCCTCGTTGCGCAGAAGGCCTCCACTATTCAGGCTGACAACGAACGTCGCAATGGAATCAAGGCTCTCCAGAAGCTCGAGTTGCTTTATCTCTGGTGCACCGGTAGCTACTTCACCTACACCCGCAACGTCGTCGACAAGAACCGAGCCGGCGTCACCCGGCAACAGATCACAGAGATGGTCGACACCATGGTGATTCCAAATCGCTATATCTGCAAGAACTGCTCAGGTGTGCTTCCAGAAGATCAAGTATCGCCGTTCGCAGTCCGCCAGCGCTGCCCCGACTGCAAGAACCTCTTCGAAGAAGATGACTACTTCGAGGGTTACTCGATGCCGGTCCCCACCAAGACCGGCGAAGTCGAGATGCCGAACAGCATGACAGCGATGGATGTCTACTGCGGCCTGAACGTCGATGCTGATCCGGATGCGAAGGAACTCTACGAGAGCGGGATCTTGGACCTCGAAGGGGAGACTAATGTTGCTTCCGTAAGGACTGCTTTCCCAGACATCTACGAAAGGCTCCAGCAGAACGACACTGGCGAGGATTCGACTTCGGAGGACACTGCGAAACGGGCTCGTCAGATGGTGACTTCGCCGAGCGGTTCAAATACCGTCACATCGAGCGCAAATCAGGGAACGTATTCACGATGCTGGATCCAGCCCTGGGCTTTCGCCATCCTCGAAGACCGCGCGATGGCGGAGCAACTGACAACATTGTTCCCTGATGGCGTCAAGCTCGTGACCTACGGTGAGATCTTCCTGCAGGCAGTTCCGGAACGGATGATGGAGCACTGGACATGGTGCCCAACGATCAAAGGCCTGGGCTTGTATCCTTTCGGCGTCGGTGATGCAGCCTTGGACATTCAGGTCCGTATCAACGACTGCGCGAACACTGTCCACGCGTACATGGACCGCCTGGCCTTCGGAACAATCTTCTTCGACGTAGACGTCATCGACTGGGACAAGATTGTTTCGAAACCTCTGAACCCGGGCAACGGAACGCCTGTTAGCCGAAAGAGTGACGAGGGCATAGACAGGCCTCTAAATGAGCTTGTCTATCAGCCAGACTTCCACATCGATTCGAAGATCTTCGAGTACGGTCCGCAGTTGATTCAGCTCGCCCAGGTTATTGCCGGCGTTCAGCCCCAGACCTTCGGCGGGAGCGATCCGAATATCAAGACCATGGGTGGCCAGGAGCAGGCACTAAAGACCGCGATCGGACGCATGAAGTTGTTCTGGGACCAGATCCGCGAAGAACATGCAGCCCGTGCAGAATGCTCCGTCCGCTGCACCATCAACAACATGGACGACATGCTTAAGATCACCGTCGGCGGCGAGCTCGATGACGACTATGAGCAGATTCAGCTGCTGAAGAACGAGCTCACTGGAGACTTCCTGGCCTATGCCGAGTCTGACGAAGGCTTCCCCTCGAGCTATCAGGAGATTCAGCAGCGGATCATGGAGCTCATGGGGATGGTCGCAAAGAATCCCTTCCTCGGATCGATCCTCTCTGACCCGGATACTCAGAAGGTCGTAGCGCGGTATCTACTGCCGAATGGCATCAAGCTCCCGGGCGATCGCGAGCGAAGCCGTTTGAAGGTCATGATCAAGATGCTTTCGAAGGAAACGGCACAGGTCGGGCCTCCTGGACCGAACGGACAGCCGGTCCTCATTCCCAGCCGGCCGCTCAATATCGAATACGACGATCCGGCCATGGCGTCCATTCTTGCGAAGGAATGGCTACAGGAAAACTGGCAGCTCGAGGACAAGCCCGGCTTCGCGAACGTGCTTGCGTTACTGACTCAAGCGAACATGCTCGCTGCTCAGAAGGCAGCACAGCAAGCGCTCCTTCAACAGCAGAACGGCGACGGAGACCAAGGAAAAGCGGCGTAGGCGAAAACTCTCATACACACCGTAAAGAGTTTTGTGTAGACAGATTTTTCAAAAATGGTAGTCTGCGCCGCGCTTATGGATACTCCGACTACCTCCGCCGCGGCCGCTCCCTCCCCAGCACCTACCGCGAGTCCTTCCGCACCTTCGTCGAGCCCTTCCAGTCCGTCGACTACGTCCTCCGCGCCCGCGTCGACGCCAACCACTCCGGACAACGGCGGATCTGGCGGAGATGCTCAGCCGGACAATCGCAGCCTTCAGCAGGTAATCGCCGACAAGATCAAACCTGCTTTCAAGGAGGATGGAGTCGGAGGCGAACTTGCCGATCCCTCTCCATCTGGCGATGGTACTTCAGGAGAAGACGACGTTACACCGCCGGCCGCCGGCGAAGACGGGGAAATCAGCGCGAATGAAGAGCCAGGAGAAGGCGCCCAGGCCGGAGAAGAAGCGATCGACGAAGGAAATCCCTTCGCGTCCTTCCAGTTGGAAGAGGTCACCGAGCTCGGGCCGAAGACTTTGGCCGAGAAACTCGCAGCCGACCCCGCCGCCGCCGCCGCGCTGGAAGCAAACCCCGACCTAAAGAATCAGCTTTTCGCGGCAGCGCGCAAGGCAGAGAGAGCCGCCAAGTACGACGAGATCCTTGGATCTCCTGACGAGGCTCAGGTCGTGGTGCATAGCCATGAAGCTTTTTCCGGGATACGGGAGAAGATGGCCGGTGTCCAGAATGGAAATTTCGATTCGGTAAGCGCGGTCGTAAACGCGATGCTCGAACATGCAACCCTCAAGGATGAGGACGGGAATCCGCTCCTCGACGACAAGGGCGCTGCTCGTACCGATGGAAGTGTAGGCCGGTTCTTCAAGAACTGGTTCTCTATGCGCCTGGAGATGTTGCGCCAGGAGTCTGTAAGCAAGAACGACGAAGAAGGCGTTGCGTCTATCGACAATCTCATGGAGCGAGCAGGTCTGCGCGCCCCCTCCAGCGCGAATGAAGATGAATTGTCGGAAGAACTCAAGGCTCAGAAGGCGTCGATCGATGCGGAGCGCGCGGCTCTCGATAAAGAGCGTCGTGATAAGTACGAGGCTGATCTCGCAGCCTCTGATGAACGGGTGTTTTCCAAGTCTGACGAAAACCTGGATTCTGCCATCAAGCAGATTCTGGACAAGTCGACAGGGTTGGATAACTTCTCTCGATCGAAGGTTGAAGGCGACATTCGCAACAACCTCCGAAAGATGATCAAGTCCAGCCGCGGCTTCAAAGCTGAGAAGGCGAACATCGAAGCTCGCCCTGTTGGTGGTAAGCGCGAAAAGGCTCTGATCGAACTCAACACCCGTTACATCAACGAATACCTTCCCAAAGCTGCTCGAGAGGTTCTGACGCAGGCCGGCGCCAGCATTGCCTCGAAAGCTGAGGAGAGGAAAAAGACCCAGGCCGCTCGTGAACAAGCAGCAAGGTCAGAGCACCGCGGTTCACTTCCAGCAAGTCGCCAGGCACCAGCAGGCGCGAATGATTCGCTGGACGTCGTCGAAAAGGACCTTCAAGCCAAGATGGGCCGCCGCCCGTCGACCGCCGAGATCCTCGCCGAGAGAATGAACCGTCGCATGACCCCTGCCACACGATAGCGAACTTCAAACCCGCTCAACACGAATTTGGAGAATCATCATGGCGGATTTGCAGGCAGGAGTAGGAGCTCTCGCAGTAGCGATCGAGCAGGTTTATAGCGACCCCCAGTTGCTTGTTGAGCGGGATGCCGTTCTTGACAAGCTGATCGCGGAAAATGGACGCGCCGAGATGGTGTCGGTCCACACGTACCGCCTCACCTTTGAGGATGCTCTGCCGGGTAACGTTTCGGCGATCTACCTCGACAATCCGGCTGTCAACTTCCCGACCCCTGGGTCGAGCGACTGGCAGCAGGGTACTCTCGCTCCCGTAGCGTGGGCGGTCCCTGTTGGCTGGACCAAGCTCGCTGAGTTGGCTGGAAAGCCGAACCTCACCGTCGTAAACGTTGTGTCGAAGCAGATGGCGCGCACGATTGATCGTGTTCGCCAGGTGCGCGACATGGTGCTTTGCGCCGGCGATGGTACCGGAATCCTCGGCACGGTCACCGCGGTTGATGGTCCTAACAAGATCCTCACCTTCAACAACAACGACTTCGGCGCTCGCTTGATCGTCAAGAACCAACTCTTCGATCTCTACAACGGGACGACGCTGCTTGGTTCCTGCACGGCTCAGGCCGTGTCGAATGGTTTGGGTGGAACACAGCAGGTCACGGTGGATGTGGTTCCCGGCGGCACAGCAGCGAACTCCATCGCCCGCGTCAACGGTCTCATCTCGGGATCGCCGACCTTCACCTACGGCATTCCTTACTGGATGTCGAATGCGACGACCGGCATCACGGTTGGCATCGATCGCTCGGTGGCAGCGAACAACTTCATCATCTCGAATGGCGTAAACGCTGCTTCGAGCCAGGTGACGCAGCCTCTGCTCCGCATTCCCTTCGATCAGATCAAGCAGTCGCTCGGTCTGGAAGTGGTGAAGAGCGGATCGCTCCGTGTGCATGTGCATCCCGCCCAGCGCGCGAGCTATGAGCAGCTCGCTGGCCCGATGATGCAGATCAACCGGACCGACGGCAAGGCGATGGGTTACGACCTGTTGTTCCGCGACGATCCGACGGTCAACAACTGCGAGGTCATTGAGAACATCCACGCGCACATTCAGCGCTGGGACTACCTCAACACCGACCGCTGGGGAAAGATCAAGTGGGGCAACCCACCCTTCTGGTTCACCTCGGAAGGTAAGCGCGTGTTCCAGCAGGTTGGAACCAACGGGCAGATCACCTCGGGCGCCGCGTCGTTCATGGTGGATACGGTCAACTACTACGTCGATAACCCGAAGGCTGGGTCCTCGATCTACAACGCCAAGCAGCCCACCGGCTACTAAGGCGAAGCAGAAAAACGGCAATGAGAGGGGGAGGCCTAGAGCCTTCCCCATTGCCGCATAAGAGGAGAGAGCTTGGATCATCTCGACAACTATGCCGGCCCCGAACCGATGCGTCAGATCAGCGATGCCCTGTTGCGTCGAGGAAGAATGAATGCGTTGGGCTTTCCCATCTACCGACTGGTGCGATCGGAGTTCATCTTCGAGAAGGTCGGCGGCAGGTGGAATGACTGGGATGCTGACCTCAACGTCGCCGATCGAGGCGGTATCTCGACGGGCATGCAAGGCGAGGCAGTCCAGACACATCATCGGCCAGATCGAGTCGCAGAAGAAGTTCGCGAGGTTCCTACCTACTCCCATCTGGATTCACAGGGTTGGGTACTAGAGCGCTGGTATCCAGCCTCTTACTTCGGATCTCCGGAAGCGTGGGGAGCACAACTTCTGCCGGGCACGAAGATCCCCCTTCTGGGTCCTTTCCCATCCCAAGGGCGCTACCTGATGTTGGTTGGTCCCTTTCTCCATGAGCCAGACCTCTGTTTCCTTCACGACTTCATTTCGCACTGGGAGCAGCGGCGAGCCAGCTTTCCTGACGACGTCGAGCAGCACATCAAGAGGCGCACTGAAGATGCGATCGCTCGAGAGGAAGAGCGTAGTCAGCGGGCGCAGCGCGAAAACTTCGAACGGCTCCGCGATTCCGTGAAGCCCTTGACCAGCACCACGCTCGAGGCTGGGCGATGGCGGAGCAAGCAGTTTGAAAAAGCAGGATTCACCTCCCACATCGGGAACTAGGAGACCAACATGCCGCGCAAGACAAGCGATTTTACTGTCGAGGATCAGCAGGAGATTACAAGCAGTTCCCTGCATTTACCGGTTGATGACCGAACGACGCTTCACCGTACGCCCGATGGACGCGAGATCCCTACCGGATTCATTCCCCAAGCCAGCGCTGCTCAGGTTCCCGGACGCGCACAGGACAAGCCCTACAACGGTCTGCTTGAGGCGATGCGGATGCGCCATGAAGCTACTGGCATCCAGCCGGCGACCATCCTGAACTTTCTTCCGATTCCGCTCGTCGTGAATTCGCCGATGTCTGCCCTGAGAGTTCGCATTGCTCCGGCTCCTCTAGAGGGTGACGGCTTCAGCTTCCACGTATGGCACGATCCGGCGATCGAATGCATGGAGCGCGGCGAGGGCATCCGCCAGCCCTGGGACTTCCACCCGATCCAGTTAGCAAAGGCCTTCGTCGACGAATACTCCGAGTTCGGCGGAATCGTTGTGTTCCGTGGCTTGCCGACAGAGGAGTATCTAGGCCGCCCTGAAGTCGCACGTTTGATCGCCGACGCAAAAGAAAAGATGCGCGGCTGGATGCTGGTCAAGGTCGAGGAAGCGAACGGCGAATGGAATACGGTCAATCGTTCAGGAGCTCGTAACATCGTCGAGCTTCACCGTACCTGCGCGGCTCGCCTGAAGGATCTGGGTGTCATCGATCAGCTTCCCGAGTGGATCACGGAGGCGCGTCAGCTCAAGGACGTGGCGAAGAAGTGCTTCGTTTGCCAGAGCATCCCGAAGCCTGGCGCGCTGGAGTGCCTCGAATGCCACACCATCCTGGATCCGGCAAAAGCTTACATCGCTGGATTGATTCAGGAGAATGATCCCGCTCTCGAGCGGTTGACCCGCGCCGAAGTGGAAGCTCTCGGCATCTCGCTCTTCGTTGCGGAAACCGTAGATGAGCGTGACGCGCGGGTGAAGCGAGGCGATCCGAAGCCTCTGTCGGTTGCTCAAATGCGAGCGCTGCAGGCACAGGAGCAGGAGCAGCAGAACTACGTTCCAACGGTGGCTGGTACACAGCCTCCAGCAATTTAGGTTTCAACGCTCATTTGAGCGGAAAGGCAAAACGTCATGAAGGTTTTACGCTGTCTCGGTGTCTTGATTCTCGCTCTGGCTGCTTCGACTTCGTATGGTCAGAAGCTAAAGGCGTCGTCCCCACATACCGCTACGTTCACATGGACTGCATCTGTTGATGGCGGTTCCGTGTCCCTCTACCGCGCCTCGTCGGCGTGCTCGGCAACTCCTACCAGTTTCACCGTGGTACAAAGCGGACTTCCCGCAGCTGGCCCGGCCGCAGATTCGACCGTGACCGCTGGGGCGTGGTGCTACTACGTGACCACTACGGTTCAAGGACTGGAGTCTGCTGCTTCAAACAAAATCACCATCACGGTGTTACCCCAACCACCGGCAGGGCTGGCTGGAGCGGTTGATTGATTGGTTCCTTAGCCTCTTCAGTTGGCTTTGGTAGAGGCAGGGTGGACGGAAAGAGGAGGGCGGCATGCTGGCAGATGTAAATGATGTGGCAAAGCGAGCGGGCGCACTCCTCGACGATCCTTCCAATTCGATCTACACCCTGGCATACCTTATGCCATTCATCGACGATTGTTACGACAACCTCGACGTAGACCTTGAACTCGCTGGAATGCAGTACATCGAATCGATCGCCGTGTTCCCTGTCACGGCCGGGACCTCTGATCTATCCCCCCTACTTCAGGACGGGCAGCCCCTGGCGACGATGAAGCTTCCGAAGCAGATCCGCTGGAAGCTTGTAGGGCAACCGGACGATCTCTATCAGGTCAGCACTGGTCCGGTCCTGGAGTTGGATGAAGTCGATACCGCGCAATCGGTGGGTGCTCTGCAGTGGCGCTTCGGTGACGGAGCCATCCAGATCACCCCCAGCGTTGCCGACATGACTCTGAAGGTCTACTTCGACCAGATGTCGACCAACATCTACGACCCCAGCCAGCAGGTCATTCGCGGTACCGCTCACATCCTCGCCGCTCGAGTGGCAACCGAAGTGGCCGGCGCTCGCAAGGGGATGGAGAAGAGACGGGACACTCTCGAGAAGAAGGCATTCAGGTCCTGGAACGCCTTCAAGACGTTGCTGGTGAAAAACAACCAGAGCCGCCCGGTTACGGCACAGCCGATCCATCCGCGGAGGAATGTGGCAACACCCTATGTCGCTGCTCCCAGCCAGTAGCGATGCAATCGCAGCGTAGGCCGAACCCGCGTAAGCGCAGAGAGGAAGATCATGGCGAACCAACTAACCGCACTCAAGACCGATTACACCCGCCGACGTCAGACCCGCCGATTCAAGATTGCCCTAACAGGAAGCTATGTAAACGGCACCGGCGAGGTCCTCGACTTCACCAACATCCTCAATCCGGAGTTTCAGGGGAACATCGCTCCCGGCTTCTTCCCTCCTCCAGCCTTGGCTGACTTCAAGGTAGTCCGCGCTCCTGTGGGCTACGGAGCTGAGGTTGTGGCGAACGGAGCAAACACGGCACCGAACAATGCGTTTGCTCTGAAGCTGTTCTCTGCCGCGGGAACGGAGCTAGCGAGCGGTGCTTACTCGGCCGGAGTCCTCGCGGACTTCGTCGTTCTTGAACTCAACACTTCCACCTTTGGCGGGTAAGAAACAGTGGATTTCGGAGACGCAAGGCCCCAGAGTGTCCCACGGTTCGGCTCTGTCGTTCAGTGGGACAACCCTACTCAGTTGCCCCTCGGGCTCGCTAAGATCTCGCGCAATAACAGGTTTACTGCGCAGTCTGTAGCAACGCGCTGGGGATTCTCGCAGCGCTTGAAGTTCGGAGCGCAGGGGTCTTCGCTCTCCGCGATCGGAGCAATCCGGTACCTGGCTAACGACAACAGTGGCCAGGAATACCTCAACCTTATGGGCTACACGGCTTCGGACGGAAACATCTGGAGCGCGGTCCCCTACCAGCAAGGTTCGGTCACTCAGCTGTCGACGGATGCTCTTTTGGCGTTGATGAATCAACCGCGCTATACCAATCTCAACCCCATCATCACTCAGGCCTTCAACAAGGGCATCATCGCCATGGGGGACCTTGCTTCCGCGAGGGCTCCTTCATTTATCTATGATCCTGCCGGGGGAACGCTCGATCAGGTGTCCGATAAACCGTTCGGCGTCCCATGGAATCCAAACACGCGATACAGGGTTGGGCATGTCGTCAGCCCCAGCACGTTCATTACGAATGGTCTGCCGGCCGCTCAGGGAACATGGTCAGCAAAGGTCACCGGGCATCTCTACCGCTGCACGGTCGCCGGGACAAGCGACGCAAGTCAGCCCGCATGGCCGACGACCACAGGCGCGACAGTAGCGAGCGGAACGGCAACCTTCCAGGAGTACACACCGACATGCGCCTCCGGACTCCCGGACCCTGGGGCACCCATCAACCCTTCTGCATCCGCTGATAGCGGTTCCCCGATTATCAACGGAGCAACAGTCTATGTGGCACTCACCTACGTCAGCGCGCGCGGCGAATCAATCAATCAGTTGACGACGATGCAGGGCAATGTAGATCCGAGCAAAGTGCTCATCTACACCAACACCACAGGAAGCCCCGTCGACCTGTCCTTTGTGCTCCCAGCCATTCCTCCGGAATTGCAGACCACTGGTCCGCTGGGAGGCAATGGAGCTACTGGCTACAACGTCTACACCTTCATCGTTCAGGGCACTACAGATCCAGCGCAGATCATCGATCCGACCTTCTACGCTCAGTTCGGCGGAACGAATATGGCTCCTGGAACTACGGTGACGCTGAACAGTTTCCCCGTCGGGCAGACGATGCCCACCATAAACAGCGCTGTCATTGCGTCTCCGGGAAACGTCGACACAGGACTTCGCTGGATGGTCGTGTTCTTCGTGACCCGGACGAACTACCAGACCGGATTCTCGAAGAGCGCTCCCATTCCGGTCTATGTCACCCAAGCCGGGCTAATGGTACTCGCTCAGAAGATCCCCATCGGTCCCTACAATACGATCTGCCGAATCTGTGCGTTCACCGTAGCCGGCGCGTCTTCGGCCGGACCATACACCTATGTTGACGAAGACGACGTCGAGAGCCCAGGCTTCAACCAAGCCGACATCCCAATCACCTCGACGCGAATCAACGACAATACGACCACCTCGGCACAGTTCAACTTCACTGACAGTTACCTGCCTGGGGCGTCCGATGTCACCAATTACTTCCAGCGCATCGAGATGATGGGAGCTTCAGACGCCTTCTTCTCGAAGACGCTCGGGAGTGTGATTTATACGGGGGTTCCTGGCTTCCCCAGTGGTCATCTCGTCTCAGACTATGCAGATCCAGAGGCGGTCCGTGTGCCCGGTTCGAATATCCAGGTGTCGGAGTCGGACGGAGATCGCACCGTATGCTGGCGCGAGTTTCGAGAAAACCAGATCTCCTGCAAAGAGAACTCGGGTCATGCGATAGTCCCGAACAGTGGAGATCCTTCGACTTGGAAGACGCAGCGGCTCTGGGCGGGATCAGGTCCTGTGGGTCCGAAGGCCATCGCCATCGGCATCGAAGACCAGAGCGAGTTCATCGTCTACGGACATCGCAACGGTGGCTTCCGGTATGTCGGGGGCACGCCGCAGCTCATCACCCGCGAGCTCATGGGAACTCCTGAACGCCCTGGCCTGTGGGATCGAATCAACTGGGATTACGGCTATCTCATGGTTACCTCGATCGATGAGAAGCGACGCGAGGTCCGGTTCAGCGTCCCATTTGATGGGTCTACGGTTCGCAACCTGACGATCACCGTGAACTACTTCTTCGGATGGGAAGATCCTGTCATCTTTGCCGCCCGGAGTGGGCGTCTCGTTCCGAACGTGAACGGCCGCAAGTGGTCCCTAGATGACCTGGCGGTTGCCGATATGGTCTATATCCCACGACGCTACAACGTGAGCAATACTTCACTCGCCGGCGTTGACCTCACAGAAGAGCTTCTCCTCGCGAGCACGGACGGCGCTCTTTATAGCCTCAAGGAAGGCCAGTATTGGGATGACAACTACGCTGGCGGCCAGCAGGGCTATTTCTCGCAATGGCTTAGCGTCCCTGGACCGAACCCTACATTGACGATGAATCAGCTCATGGGAGCCAGCTGCTCCGCCGTCGGAAACGGATTCCTCAACGTCTATGCCGTAGACGACACTAACGCAACTTTCCCGCTCAGCACACCCGATCGTCAATGGATGCTCTCCGGCATCGAGAGTCAGCGAGACTTCGGCGCCGTGGCGTCAACGTCATCTCGCTTTGGAGTCGGGTTCGATAATGGCGCCGTGGCGGGCGCATGGTACGAGATGCACAACGCCACACTTTGGGTAGAACCGACATTTGCAACGAGGCCAGGATGAATGACGACCTAACAAGACGGCTCCGACTATCCTCAAAACCCGACAGCGTAGATCGCGAACGCTACATGGCAGGGACTCTCTTTGGCGACTGGATGCGCGATCACGAAGAGGTGATGAGCATTGACGCAATCACCCGAGGAGCGCAACGTTCGATTGAAGCGTCTTGCATCTTCTGGGAGCAGTGGGACATAGCAACGTTGACTCCGGACGTAAAGGTAGAAGATGAAGGACTCCCGTGCCCGGAAGCTATCGAGGAGACCTAGATGTCGCAGATCAATGTAATTCCAAGCCAGAAAATCAACGATGCTGCCGGCGGCAATGAAGCTCTCCGCGAGATCCTCCTGGCCATGGCGAACACAAATAATCTGCAGACGGACGCCACTAACACTGCTTCCGGAAAGAATGTCCCACAGCAGGCAAAGGCAACCGTCTCCTACCTTCAGGGCAGTTATGTCGTACAGATTGAGAATCCTGGCGCCGTGGCTCCGACCAGCGCGCTGCAGGCGGCTCAGGCGAAAGCCGGCGCCACAGTCAGCAGTACGATCGCTCCGGTGACGGCAATCTATCATCAGATCCGCGCGGCGACGTCACCACGGTTCAGCATCTCCGACAGTGTCCAGGTCTTCGGCAGCGATACCGGATCGACGCAAACTTACTGGACGATCTCGAATCTTGGCTCAGGTCGCTTCTACTTCCAGATCCGATCGAGCTACGATGGCAAGAACTGGAACCTCTGGCGCAATGCCAACGGCGGCCAGACGATCACAACACAGCCAGACGGTGTGACCGTGGAAGCGACAAACAATGCCGTCTTCGGCGTCTTTGAACTTCCAGGAAAACAGCTCGTCAGCTTCGGGTCCGGGCTTGTATCGAATGGGAATAGCTTCGGAGTTCCAGAGCAGCTCTACACTTCGGCGATGAAGGCGATCGCAGGGCCCAACGGATTCCAGGCTCAGTCATCGAACTTGGCACACGGAATCGTGGCAGAGAATGTCTCCCTGCAAGTTCCTAATCCGCAACCTCCGACGACAGGTCCCACCGACTATCCAACCGTCGTTCAGATGCTTTATCAAGATGGCTTGGGACATCAATGGCCCGGAACCTGCAATATCTTTGCCTTCATGTATGACCCGCTGGGAACCAATATTCGCGAGGAAACTACCGGCGATGGATCATGGGTGGACATCACCCTCTCAGGAGGAGCTCATCTCTCGATCGGCTCCGGTGTGACGAATGATGGAGCAGCAATAGGATTACCGTCGACGATGCCGTGGGTTTCACCCTCGACTATGCTCAGCATCGTTTCCCCGAACGTTGGCTTCAGCGCGTCTCGCCAGGCGCGCGGTATAACTGTTGCCAACATCGACAGCGGCGGCGTTCTGCACTGCCAGTTCCAGGACACGACAGATCATGCATGGAGCTCTACCGGAAACTGGGTAGCAATCGCCTGGACTCCAGGCCTCCCAGTTGAAACGGTGACCGGCGGAAAGTGGTTGGTCCTCACTCTCCCGACTGGAAGCAAGATCGCCATCGGTGGAGGATCTGGTGGAAACGGTTCCGCTTTCGCAATGCCTTCAGGCTTCAGTTCGCTGAACATGCTGGCGATCGCAACGCCGGCGAGTGCTGACGAGACTTCACATCCGATGGCGGGAGTCTATGAGTGTGGCATCCTTGGTACCACGCTTCAGCTTTCATACAACGACACAGAGGGCAACTTCTGGAACGGCAATGTGAACTGGATGGCCTTCGCATGGCAATGACAGACGAATCTTGGCGCGATTGGAAACTGGAACATTCGGGGCTTACTTGGACGGTCGCGCTTCCCGAAGATCTTCCGGAGATCGAAGCTATCATCGGAACGACGGAGGCGAAGTATGGAGCCCAAGATAGACCCGACCTATTTTCGGTACCTGTCGTTATTACTCTCGTCTGCCGAGATGCTGACGGGAGCATCGTCGATGGCATTTATGTCGAAGCCATCGCCGAGATCGTCAAGTTCGGAACCAACCGAGCTGCTTTCAGCGCCTACGATGCTCTCCTCCCGCACATTGGAGGGCTGCTTGCGAATCGAGGATTCCGTATCGCGCAGATCGCAACTCTTCGACGTTGGGCCGGAGTGATGGCATTCCCGATGAAGATCCTTGGGTTCGAGCGCTCGGATGGGCGGCTAGCTTACTGGATGCGTAAGATTCGTCCCTGATAAAGAATCTCTTGCCGTGGCAATCGGAAATGGTAGTCTCTCGCGCGTCATGGCGAAGCACGCGACCCAAGCAAACGACGACGCGAATGCCGACTACACCGGATGGGAAAACACATCCCTCGGCAACTACAACAACGCCATGTCCGGCTATATGTCGAACGTGAATTCGACGCTCGCGGGCGGGGATCCCTACAAGTCGACCCCCTATCTGACCAATCAGAACATCCTCACTTCTGGCGCGATGAACTCGGCCGGGAATAAAGCGAACCAAGAAAATCGCGATGTAGCGCTGCGCACTGGCACAAACACTGCCGCCGTGCAGGCATCACGCGATGCGAACGCCCAGCAAGCATCACGCGATCTCACCACGTACAACGCATCCCGCGACACCGAGAATGAGGACAAGTGGTTGCAGATGCAGGATCGCCTCCGCCAGGAGCAGTTGGCGGGAGCGAACTCCGAAGCGAATGTTTACGGTACCAGCGTTCAGGGTCGCGGAAACTCGCTGAATAATCTGACGAGCATTCAGAATTCGGAAGATGCTCTGTGGGGCAGCGCTATTAGCGGTGTCGCAGGAGCGGCTGGAGCTGGACTCGCCGGAGCTGCCGGCAAAGGTGCGAGGGTTTAGAACGATGCCTATGGTGCCCTTCGTTGCCCCGGACGATGATCTCGAGGACGACAGCTTTTCGCGATCGCTTGCCGGGGATCTCAATGAGAGCGACGGCTATGCTTCCGCTCCCGCTGTTGGCGCTCCACCCGCCGCAGGTGTAACACCCGCTCCTCCCGCTCCCCCCGCAACGCCGCAGATGCCGGTGCCTCCGACCTATGCTCCTCCGGACCGTTCGGATCTGAATCGATGGGAACAGTCCTACCAGCAGGACAGTAAGGCGCTCGACCGCAACGATGCTGCACTGAAGCCCCGCGCATGGGAGAGAACTTTAGGCGGACTGTCTTCAGCGCTGATGGCATACGGACGCGTCCCGGGTGCTGTTGAGACGGGCCAGAATGTCACCGACCGGCGCTACAACTCTGCGGAGGAAGCTCGTCAAGGCAGGTTGTCCGCGGACAAAGTAGGCATCGATGCGGCGAACACTGCTCTTCGAGGTTCCGACCAAGATTTCGAAAGGAATCTGCAGCAGTACAACTCGCAGCTTTCTGCCCAGCGTAACGCATCGTTGGCAGCCGATCGACAGGCACAGGAACAGCAGCGCTTGCAGGGCATCGCGCCTGGAACTGAGGCTCCGGATGATCCGAACAATCCGCTCGGAGGGTGGCATGCGACTACCGTAGGAGGGAAGCAGGTTGCTCTGCAGGGCCCTCCTGATAAGTGGGCAAAGAGTCCTGTAGGCGTCGCCGCGCAGCGCGATGCAGATGTAAAGCGACTCGGTCTCACTGGCGATGATGCCAAGTTCTACCGCGCGAATGGAAAACTGAAAGAGCCTTCCCCGACGACAAACATCCGGATGCCCTCCGCTGAATCGGAAGAACTCGGAATGTGGCGTAGTGCTTTCCGCCGCGATAACGGACGCGAGCCGAACGCCCAGGAGATCGCATCCTTCAAGCACGGCGGCGGCGGTGGCGGACCGAAGACACGTGGAACACCGGCTCAGTTCTCATCTCTCACCAAGCAGACGCAGGATGCTTACGCCAAAGCGGAGAAGGGATATCGAGATTCTCTCGCCCTGGCGCAGACCGATGAGGATCGCCTCGCAGCGCGCCAGATCCTCGATCAAGAGAAACAGCGGATCGGTGACGAGAACTCCCAACGCCTTCGGGATCTTGGAGGCATACCAGCCGAGGACAATGCTCCTAACGCTCCCGCGTCTGCCCCTCAGCAAGCCAAGGTCAAGGCTGGGACTGTCAAGGTAGGCGACCCGGTCACCGATGCCAAGGGCCGCAAAGGTACGGTCGTAGGAATCTCGCCGAGCGGAAAACCTCAAGTCCAGTGGAGCAAATAGTGTTATGGCCACAGAGCCGATTCACCTCGATGCAGACGAGTTCGAGGAAGCACCTGCTGCTTCTAGCAGAAAACCTGTAGCTCTTTCTTCGGATGAGTTCGAAGATGCTCCTTCTGGTGGCCGATCGCGTTCTCCGTACGCCAAGCCCGGTTCCTATCAAACGAAGCTTAGTCCTGCCGAGGAGAGCCAGTTTCAAGGTTGGGTGAAGAGCAACAAGGTCCCTTTCGAAGATGATGGACCAGAATCAGACTACGACATGCGCGGCTTCTGGAAGTCTCAGGGATCTCGCGCAGCAAATGGTCATTTCCCTGACACTTACAAAACTCCTTATCATCCAACCTTTTCGCGCGAATCGAAGTACGCCACATCCCAAGCGCCACGATGGGTTGGTGATCGGTTCGTCGATAAAGACGGCAACATCGTCGCCGACGAAACCCCTGCGGACGCCATCCCAGCAGGAGCTACTGGGCCATTGCCTGGCGTACCTGCACATCCGGTCGTCGACATGAAGGTACCGTCACTCTTTGGAGTGGATGTTCCGAGTGGAGCGAGAGAGCAAGTAACGCAGGGACTTCGAGAGAGCTACCAGCAGAATCCGGGGCCAGTAGTTTCGGCAGGGAAGTTCGCGGCGAAAGCTGCAGGAAACGTCGCTTCTGGGCTACGGAACGTCTACACGCCGACGGACGCCGAAGTGAGAGAGCGCGAGTTCCCTTCTCTTCCCATGACTCCAGAGGAGAAGCAGGTAGCGAACCGCCAGGCGAGCAAGGGGCTATCTCAGGTCATCGCCGGCGGAAGCACCGCAGCGGTTGCGCTCAGCGCGCCTGAACTGATGGAACTTGGCCTTGCAGCCGATGCCGGCGACGTTGCAGCCAAGTCAGCTATCATCAAGATCCTCGGAGCGGCCGAGGTCGGAAATGCGGCTTCAGCCGGAGGCGGAGCTCTCGCGGATAAACTCAATCTCTCGCCCGAGACTAAAGACCTCATCCAGACCGCTGCTTTCTTCCTGCCATCCCTGGGCGGAGTTCTTGGCTTCAAAGGCGGCGTTGGCGCCGACGCGGAAGGCAATCCTGGCGTAGCCGCGCAGAGCCCGGGTGGAAACGTGACCGCCGGAGTCCGGGGTACTCCCGAGGCGTATGAAGCTGGCGTCAAGGTTGGCGACAGTCAGTTCGGTGTGAGAATTCCGCGTGGAGGACCTCCCGCTCCCCCGGATCCGACCCGCGTTCTTGCCGACAACACGATGCAGTCAGCAGCGCAGACGCTGCAACAGGCAGCCGCTCTCAATCAGGCATCCGCGAATGTCGTACAGGGAAAACCTCCGGTACCGCCTCCTCCGCCGGAGCATATTCCGCAATCGCTGCAGGGCAATACGCTGTCGCCGAAAGCAGTGTCGGATGTGGCCTCTGTGATCAAAGCGGCACCGGCAGAGATGCAGGGCAAGCTCGCGCTCGAGGCTCATGAAAAACTCGCCGACTGGATGTTGAAGACAGGCCGCTTCGTTGGACCAGATGGAGCTATTCAGGTTGCGGATAGTCCAGAGAAGGCTTCCACCATCGCTCAAAAGGTTATCAATGATGAGGTTTCGCGCCAACAGAAGGTGGACCAAGATCAGCGCAAACAAGCCGAAGTAGTCCAGAAGGAGAAAGAGAAGGCGGCGGCCGAACAGCAAAAGCAGGTCGAGACTCAGCAAAAGGAAGCGGAGAAGGCGGCCAATAAGAAGGATGAGAACGGTCTCACGCCGGCGGAGAGAACAGCGGCTCGCGTACAGACGCTCATCGAATCGAATCCAGAGCGGGATCCCATTCAGATCGTGCAACGTGTTCTGGGTATCACTCCGGAGCGCGCACAGCAGCTCGTCAAGGACTATCAAACCTCGAAGGCTGCGACCGTAGGCAAGGGTGCCGACACCACTGTCGAAGAGTCTCGCGCTACCGTTGACCAGCAAGTGAAGGCATTAGCCGAAGGCCGCATTCCTGCCGTGATGCTCCCAGAAGGGAGCAAATATCGCCCCGCAGCACCTCCCGGGATGAAGGTGATGGCGGTGCGTGGCGAGGTCCCCGGAGCGGGCTTCTACATCTACAACCCCGCTAAAGTGCAAGCTGCAACGATCCGGACGGCAGCGAAATCTGGAACGCATGGAGATCTACTGGGCCACATCCAGGGTAAGCAGGACATGCCGGAGGGTACGCCGACGGTAGTTGTTCAGGCGAAGGCTCCCGACGGAACGCCAATTCAGGATAGCCAGGTGCATGATGATCCCGATCTAGTGCATCGACAGGCCGAGATCCTGCATGAAAGACATCCTGACGCGCATATCGAGGTCACGTCGCCGGAGCAGGTTCTTGATCAGCGGCAGCAGGACAATGCCACAGAGCCGGTGCACCTCGATGAGAACGAATTTGAGGAAGTAAAACCGGAGGGTGAATCCGATGCCATTCAAGAGCCAGGCACAGCAGAGGTACTTCGAAGCGAACAAAGGGAAGATGGAGAGCCAGGGGGTGGACGTGAGGGAGTGGGAGCAGTCCAGCAAGGGGAAGCATCTCCCGGAACGAGCTCCGAAGAAGAAACAGCCGAGCGACCACGACTGGGAGAAGTAACTCCAGAGAGTTCACAAACCCAAACGAAGGAGGAAAAACTTGACGGGATAAAAGAGCCGGCCGCCGGTGGTAGCGCGGACGCTGCCCCGGCCCAGCCGAAATATAAGTTCGGCAACACACAAGCTGACATTCCACATGAAAGCGATGCTGCCCGTGCACTCGAAGCTGCCCGGAAGGCGATTGATCCGAATGATCTAGGTGGCGAGAAGGGACTCGAGACAGAGCCTCACATTACCGTGCGATACGGCATCCGCGGCGAGGACGTTGCTGGCATCCGCGAATACTTGAAGCGCCAAGTTCCATTCGAAGCTCACCTTGGTAAGACTGAATCCTTTCCTCCGTCAGAATCCTCCGACGGAGCAGCGGTTATTCAGGCTCCGATCGAGTCTCCAGAGCTTCACCGAATCAATGCCGAGATCGAAAAAGAGGGAGACTTCGAGCCTTCATCCTTCGCCGAATACAAACCCCACGCGACCATTGCTTATGTGAAGCCAGAGGCCGTCGACAAGTATGTCGGCATGGACGTCACGGCGGGCAAGAGATTCCGCATCGATTCCGTGTCCATCAGTGATCGCAACGGCGACAAGGAGGTTGTAAAGCTCGAGGGAAAGACGGAATCCGAAGAACCAAAGGAAGTCACGGAACGTATTCGCTCGGTACTTGCAGCTGCTAAAGGTCCAGGCCATGCCCCACAGAAGGCGGTCATAGCTCCGGTGAGCCCATGGCTGACGGATGCGGCGAAGGCATACGGCATGGACCTCTCAAACTTCAATCACGTGATCGACGGTTCGGCGGTCCGGCATATTGTTTCCCGTCACGGTGACGCGAAGACAGAGCTCTCGCGCGGTCAATTAGCCATCACCGACGCCGACTTTGATTCCATACCAGATCTGATCGCGTCTCCGGATCGAGTCATTCTAGGAACAAAGACGAAGGGGCATCGTAACCAGATCGGCTACATCAAGAAATTGAACGATGGAACAACGCTGTATCTGGAAGAGGAGAGGACTGGAAGGAACGAGCTCGCAACCGTGTCGATGAGGAGGTATCCCGCCGCGAAGGATTTCGATGCTATTGCTAGCACCCTGCCTTCCAACGCCCGAGGCGACGGCGGGGATGCCCCAATTATACTCACGCCCTCCGCAGGGAGCCAGAGCCCAGAACCCGCTGGCAGGATTGCCAAAGGCGATACCGTCAATTTCAAGGACCGTGACGGGACTGAGCGTACCGGAACCGTGGCTCACGCCGGCGAGCGCATCATGCGTATCAAGTCCGAGGGCAAAGAGTACACGGTAGCGACAAAGAAGGTTGTGTCCGCATCGGAACTGGCGCCGGGCGAAAACTATGCGGACTACACCAAGCAGGTACGAAGGGTAATCAAGGGTTACGAGGAGCAGGCGAATAAGCTAGATCAATCAGAAGATACCCGGGATCACGAGATCGCGAAAGAGGCTCGCGAAAAGGCTGAGCGCTTGAGCGGAGAACTGAAAGATACTTCCACTTCCGCCACATCAAAAGATGTCGAAAAAAAGGAAGTATCCGAGATAGAATCTCCACAAGAACAGCCCGTTCAGACTTCTAGTCTGGCTGGTGAGGAGCCAGTAAAGTCCGGAGAGGGTGGCTCCGGACAAGTGGAATACCTCTCTGGTGCTCTGGGATTCCATCCCTCAGCGCTCAAGCCTCTCGTCGAGAATCGCGTCGTAGCTCCCATCATCGAAGCTTTGAAAGACGAGGCTGAACACGTCGCCATCTCCCGGGACCTTCACAATCGCTTGTATGATCTCCAGTCGCAGGACAACGCTGCCGTCCTTCGCGTGGTCCAAATGCTGAAGGAGATGCCGGGAACCGCCAAGGATCAGGAAGCGATCTACCATCACATGGAAGATCCAACCCTTCCGCTAACAGATCTTCAACAAGAGATCCTCGATAACTACCTGACACCTTTGATTTACGAGGCGGAGCACAACTTTCAGGTGGTCAGCGAAGGCGGAGTTCCTCTCGAGAACTATGTCCATCGTCAGGTTCGAGAGCGGGACGGTCTCATCGATCGATTGTTGGA